CTTATCAGACGCAAGCTGAGCCAGCCTCTCGTCAATATAAGATTTGATTGTAGTGTTTTGTAGTAGCTTAGATGCGTTTGTGTTAGCGTATTTAGAGCTATATCCAGCCTTAACTGCTGCTTGAGTAGCATTACCAGAGATGATGTACTCATCTGCAAAACGTTGCTGTTTTAGTGACAATTTATTGATTTTCCATCACCCCTTTCGTTGAAAAAATAAAAAAAGATCGGCTAAATCCGATCCCGTTGGTATCAATCAAAAAGGCAAGGCTTAAAAGTAACAATGAAAAAAATTAACTATTTTATAAGGAGATATCTACGAAAAAGTTTAACCGCATTTGGCCTACTGTGTACGTTGTTTTTACTTATCCTTGCCTGATACCATAATACCACGTTAATCAATTCATTATCTCCCACAAATCTCCCAATTATCTCCCACAAATCTCCCAATTATCTCCCACAAATCTCCCAATTATCTCCCAAATTAAAGACAAGCAATTCCCCGCCTTTGTATGCTTCCGCAAATTCAAATAGCGCTTGATCCAACAACCGATAATACTCACTAGATGAATAACCCAACTCTGGATAGATTTCTTTGTCTTGTTTAAATCTCAATCGACAATATCTTTCTACTAAAATCTGTGACAAGTTAGCGTCTGATAGTCTGTTGATAGCTTCTGCGATATGTTCTAGTTCTTGTTGGGCGCTTACTCGTCTAATCACCATCTGCTCAATTTGACGGCTGGGGGAACTTGGAGCACTCTTTGGCTCTAGCGAGTATGTAGCCGTAACCTTAGGGCTATACTCCTCACCAGCAATACGCAAATAGTTCCTGTACCTTTTAAGCGTACGATTGGCATTCTCCTTTGTTTTATTTTTTAGTAGCTCGTTAAAAAACATCTATTCTCTTTCTCTCCCTTAAAATCAAGCCTACCAAGGGCTAATGGTCTGCCTGATTGTTTTTGAATTATCGTGATTTTTTATGTTGTATTTTTGATTTATGAATTAAGAGAGACATCTCCTTTCTTTAAATTTAGCCCTTTAAATCCTATGACAGTTTCACCCAATCATAGGATAAGCACACGGTCAAGTGCTTGCATGATAGAAACACGTTTAGAAAGATACTCCTTTTTGCTTTTATAGTTGACCGTTCAAGTGCGAGTGTTAAGGATAAAACCAAAGTTTAGTTATTGGTCTTCTCACACTGTATGACTTGCTACTCTTTGACAAGTAACAAGCCTTGTCTTTCTGCCACTTCAAGACTGATATTCTATTTGTATAAAAATGAAAGACTTTCCTTTTTATTTATTTTTTGTGGCATACGACCATAGAGGGGTGCGAACCCTCTACAGCCTTGATAGTTCCTCAATTTGTCTATCTAATTCTTTTACCTTCCTACGCAACCACTCTCTATTGGCAGTAGCATTTTGTATACCCACTCTTTCAGATAACCGCTTGAATGCCTTGGCATCATCTAGCATGCATTGATATTTATTGCGAGTTGTGACTAGCTCTTCTAGGGTTATTCTGTATCTTCCTTGACTTTGTAAGTCCATGTTAATTCCCATCTATTTGTTGTAAAGTGTTACATTGCTCGAGTGAGTGTAATATACCTCGCCATTTTCAAAAGTCACACGAATACTATCTTGTTTATCATATTTCTACCTCTTCCTCTTACGCTTCCTTTAAATACTGGTTAAACACATCTTCATCAAGAACCCCATTCTCGATTAGATTTTCAACTGCGATTTCAATTTTAATCAAACGATTTAATTCTTTATTTGGCAACGAAGCCATAATAATTTCTTCCATCCCTCAACCTCCTAAATTGCTAAATGGGACTTCCCATTGATAATCATCATATTCATAACAAACATTTTTGACAGTTTCACCTTTGGAAATTTCAATTTCCTGTGTGAATTCCATTCCACATTCAAATGTAAAGATTTTAATATCAACATCAAACTTACTAGAAATTTCTTGATAATTTTCTGGAATAGCACTCCACGCTTGCTTGAAATTATCCAGTTCAACGATACAAAATTTTTCTTCAAACCAAACTTCTATTCGTTTTCGATCAATAAACGCTCTTCTTGTACCATTGATATAAAAATAGGGTGCTGTGGTTGTTAATTCGAACCATCCAATTTCAAGGTCCTCTTCAATTTCAACATTATCAGCAGTGCAAAACATATATTTCAATGCTTGTGCGATATTCTCTTTTTTTCCTCTTAATTTAAGAGATCCTTCGGCCCAATTTGGCATTATCACTCCACCTCCAACAATTCGGGATTTTCGTAGATGTTGCCGATAATTTTTCTATCGCTAGCTATACTGCACAACCGCTCAAAATTGTTATATCTAACCAAACTATTTGTCCACATCCCTAAATCAGTTCGGTACTCGACTACGCCATTCAAAAATCCATCTTTTGTACCAAGTATATCCCCCTCGAAGATTTCCTTGCCATTCTTGTCAACCAGTCCTGTTGATTACATGAGGATGATATCTTCAAAATCAAATATAATAATTTCTAAATCAATGTTTAATCCGATTAATTTTGTATCGAAATCAATAAAACTAACTTCAAACATTTTTTAAGTTTTTTATCCCACGCTCTAAATTTTGGAATCATCTTGCACCTCCTCAAAATAACTATGAAATTTACTTAGGTTCACAATAGCGACCTCTTCAACGGAATGTTGTTCAATATCAAAATTTGGGTCATATTTACTGAACTCTTTCTTAATGGCTTTTTCAGCCAATGAGGGTAAAGCGAATATACTTGCTCCGTTTTTTAAGGCAAATGGTTGACCGTGTTTATTTACTATTCGATACCCTATATCAAACGGTCTGATTTCCCTTGGGATTTTTATGCATTTACTTTGATTCTTCATTCCTTCTTCAAGCGTTTGTATCATCACTCCACCTCCTTAATCTCAATCCCTTCACAATCAAACACCCATCCAAAGCCGGCTTGTTCTAGCTCTTTGCGGGTGTGTGCTTGACTTTCGTCATCAAAATTAATCCCAAACCACCACTCACCTTTAGAGGTGCGTTTCAAGAGGGAATTTGAAATACCTGCATTTTTTAGTCTTACAAAATACCGCTTTTCTTGTTCAACCTCGTAGCCGTCAAGTATAGCTTTTATTAATCTTTTTCTGTTTTCAAGTTCCCTGAACCCTTCACTCAAGTCTTTTAATTCTATGCCATCGTTATCTCTTAAATAATAACCCCAGCCAGTTCTTGAAACATGATATAAAGCTGTCGAAACATCACTTTCACAATTAAAATCAAACGTTTCAAGGAATTTCGCTTCTTCTTCAGATACTACGACTTTCTGCGGTTCGTCTAGTTGCTTTAGATCTCTCAAAACTTCGGACGTGTCAACCCTTCTGAAACAGTCATGACTCAAATACTCATATTTCTCGATCAACTCTTGTTTATTCATCTAGTTACCTCTTTTCTTCAAGTATTCAGGGATTGGATCACCAACTTTGAGGTTTTCGTACTGCTCTTTATTTACAAGAAACTTACCATAAGCCCCCGCTGTGACTGTGTAGCGTCCCTCTATGATTTCCTTGTCTGTGATTTGCCCTGCCATCATACCGCTAGCGTTGTCCACAACGTGGATGGTTATGGGTTGCTTTTTAGGCTGAGGATTGACTGGTGCGACATTTCCAAACACTGCACCGACGATAAAGCACATTACACACAAGATGGTATTAAAAATTAATTCTTTTAGATCGTCACTCATCGCAGTTCTCCATGTTAGCAATCACTGCCAATCCAGTGGCCCAAATGAGGGCCACTAGATGTGCAATGCTGATAAAAATTATTAGCATCATTTCCATTTTAGTCTTCTTTCTTTAGCCATGAACCGACCATTAGGCAAGATAATCCAAATAAGCTGATAGCTACTCCAAAGTCTGACCCAGTTTCAGGTAATTGAGCTGGTGCACTGTATGTTTCAATCGGTTCATCTTGTTTGACTTCTACCTTGTTCACCACGGACACCGCTTCCTTTTTGGTTTCTGTTTTTGTAGTTGGTGTGCTTGGCTTTTCTTGTTTTGGTTCTGGAGTTGGTTTCACTGGCTCATCTGGAATTTCAAGCTCTGGTAAGTCAAGCATAGGTGCCTCATTCGGTACCACTCCACCAGACCATTCTGGCTTATCCAAAACTGGCGCATCAAACGGTACAGTCCCAATAGGCTCTGTGTATCCAAGCTTTTCTCGCACCTCTGGAATACCAGGGATACCACCTTCGAATTCTGGGATTTCAACTTTAGGCGACTCTTTAGGGATCTCAAATGTTGGTTCTGGTTTGGTTTCTCCTTTAGCATCCCCTTTGCCACCAACTAACTCAACTTTAGCAACGTAGTTGATTTCTTGCTCATCAGCGTTGAATTTTACGGAGTTAGTAGGGTTTGTGGATTGTTTTACAGCCTCTTTCAGCTTAGTTTTGTATTCGATGTAAAGGACTTTTTCAAACTGTTTGAATTTGGCATTAAATCCACCATCTAGCACATTCCACGCTGTGAGATAATCCTTGGCACTGTTGACCCCTTTCCAGTTTTTGACGTCGTCCACTGTGTAGATTTTTTCTGAATTATCCACAAACGACTGATTATCACTCCAGCGATCTTCTAAGGCTGCATTACTCAAAAGTTTGCGTGAAACATTCAGACGGATAACCCAGTTAATCACAGAGGCATCATCTTTATCCTGGGTACCCCATTTAGCAAATACCTCATCCTCTCCGACTCCTGTCTCTTCTGCAACAGTGATAGTGCGTAGGGTTCCATTAAAGCTAACTTTCTTAGTTTCACCATACTTAACTTCTTCCGTGTATTTCACGTCCAATTTAAGCCCCATCTGCTTATTGAGTGGGTGTGACTTAAAGTAGTCATTAAACGTGGTAACCACAGTGCCAGTGTTAGGATCTGTTACAGCATTACCTACTACGTGGCTTTCTGGGTTCGTAACGTCAAAGCTGTAGGCTGTCTGGAAGGTTACCTCTTTTGGTAACTCGAATTTGACAGTGTCTCCTGGATTGATATCCATCGAGTCATCAAATTTGATGTTTTTATACTCGACATTAAAGCCCTTGTATTTGTCATGGCCGTTCGGATATGTAACCTCAACCTCTGGGCTTGAGACTACAATTTCACTTCCGTTCTTTTCAATAACTGCAGCATTGACTTCTCCCCCTCCAGACGGTTCATTGTTTCCCAGCGTGCTTTCTGTAACCGCTGTTTCTGTTGGTTCAGCTTCCGCTCCTGCTTGAGCAACCTCTCCCACTGCTTTTCCAGTGTCTTTGCTTCCTGCTGTAAGTTCTGTATGTTCCGTTGGGTTCGGTTGATTAATTTCATCCGCATGTACTCCTTGAGCTGTGATTGCCACTGCTGCCATTGTCGCTACTGCTAAAAGTGTTACTTTACTATTTTTCATTTTTGTATCTCCTGTTTGTTGATTTCTTCAATTTCTACCTCAATTCTAGGCTTGAGGCTGTAAAACTTGCCTACATCATGCAAAGCAATCTGACCGTCATCCTTAAAGACTATGCCAGACATACTGTCATACAGAGCCTTTTCGTAGTTATCAACATCAGGCTTTTTTTCTACTGGGATAGTCTCATCTATGAGGGCTTGCTGGTTCTTTTTCACCTTGGAAATGTACTGAGGGGGCTTGATGTAAAATCTCACCCTTGCCCTCAGGGCTCCCTCAAGGATAGGCTGCCCCATGTACTGGTTAGCAATAAGGAGCCTGCACTGGTTCCGCCAGGCTTTCATCCCTTTGTCTTCGTAAGTCGTAGTAAAATTCCCACGTCTCGCAAATCTAGGGCGTGACTGTGGCTTTGGTTCAATGTTCAGGGTCAATTTCATCTTAACTAAGCTCCCCTCTCAATCCACAAAGGTCAAAGAGATTGCGCTTGTTATTCTCGATAAACTCAAAGAACTTCTGAAGCTCGGCCAAGTGGCGTTTTTCTCTCTTGACTCCAAGGCTTGTATGATACTCTGTCGGCGTTTTCGGTGTTACCCTGATGTCTAGCCAATAGAGTGGCTCAAATACGTCGCCATTTTCATCTAAAGACGACTCTGCGTCCTGGTTTTTAAAAACCATCTGCATATCATATTCAATCTTGTTTGTGATCGTGATATTCTTATCCACGATTTCGAGTGTGATTGTTGTTCCTGGGATGTCGATTTTATTTAGTATGTTTTTTCTCCTGTTAAAAAAGTGTAGTTTGCAAAGGGTACACATCTTCAAATGGAACCCCAAGCCTTAGACAGTCTCGTTTGATGTCCATTGTAGAAATGACGTACTTGACGCCATTGTTTTTCTTGTCGTAGTGAGGGTAAGTGTAGCCATCGTTTTCAATTTTGGTTTTGATGTCCGTTTTGGTTTCAGGTTCCTGTTCCACCCAATCCGTCCACTCCATTCTGGTCCTCCTCAAACTTTACAAACGTTAGCCAGTGTGTTGTGCCTCTTTGCTGACCAAATAAGGGCTTGAATGGTATCACGTCTAGTAATTTTTTTACATTTATCTGACAATCAGACCATTTAAAAACTAGCGTGCCTCCAACTTTTAGAACTCTCATACATTCTTCAAAACCTTTGGCCAAATCTTCCGACCAGGTAACTTTATCCAGCTGACCATACTGAGCTTTCATGATTGAGTTTTTACCTGCCCATTTTAAATGAGGTGGGTCAAAAACAACCAAATTAAAAGTGTTATTTTCAAATGGCATGTCACGAAAATCACCGATAACATCAGGGTCTACATTGACCTTTTTTCCGTGTATATCAAACTTTTCTTGTCTGATGTCCATAAAAGTTGTATGCCTCTCGGTTTTATCAAACCAAAACATACGACTTCCACAGCAAGCGTCAAGTATTTTAATATCTGTCATCGATACCCCCTAAAATGGCAGGTCATCATCTGACAGGTCAAGCGGATTAGATCCTGCAAATGGGGAATTATATCCGTTTGACGGGTTGCTGTTTTGGTTATTTTGGTTATTGTTGCGTTTTTCCAATAAGGTCACGGTTTCAGCAATTACCTCGGTAACATAGCGACGCTCTCCGTTTTTTTCGTAACTCCGAACTTGTAAGCGTCCTGTGATCCCAATAAGCGAGCCTTTGATACAATACTGAGCGATGACGTCAGCTACACCACGCCAGGACTGGAAGTTGATAAAATCAGCCTCACGTTCTCCATTCTGGTTTTTGAAGTTACGATTTACTGCAAGTGTGCCCTGCAAGCCAGATACCCCGTTGGGCGTTTTGCGTAGCTCAGGCATCGCTGTTAATCTTCCAACCAGCACTACATTATTAATCATCTGATTTTTCCTCCTTGCGTGGGTTATTCCACCATTCGACCAGTTCGTCATGATGGGCAATCAGGTACTCGTCAAATTCTTCAAATTGACGGATGGCCCATTTTAAGCGTTGGGTATCTTCTCCACGTCGTGAGCAATATCCGCTTACTTTAAAAATCGGGGTAATATCACTCACACTGCTACGGCTTAGATCGTCAACATTCAGAGATTCATAAGTCTTAAACTCAAGATCCAGGATAAACTCATCGCCAAGATTATGAATGACTTGCAACCTCTTACCGTCTGAGTAGAGGGCTATGCTGCTTGAAATTTTTCTAATTTCCATATCTACCACCCGTTCTGTTCGTCTAACTCAGCTTGAGTCAATGGCTCAATACGTTGATAACCGCTGACCTGGTAATTTGACTTATGCTCAAATCCTGCTTGAGCAAGTGCTGTCTTAAAATGATCCTTTTCGTTTGTGCTTGTAAAATACACTTCAAGGGTCATTTTTTGAGTGTACCGTTTCGGCTCATTTTTAGCCCCTCTCAGCTCGTTTTGAGTGTTCTGGGGGATTTGCCCACCGTCCAAGATTTCGCCCGTCTCTGGGTCAAATTCTTGCGTTTCCTCGTCGATATGACAGCCAAGGATTGTTCTAAACTCTGGATGTTCATTTTGTTGCTGAGCTAAAACTTCCTCACGTTCTCGTTCAGCTCGCTCTTGAGCCAATCTCAATTCTTCCTTTTGTTTTTCAAAAACATAGTCAGACTTGATTTGCTCAAGGACTTCTACAAGAGTAAGGTCCCGTAGCATGCGGATGTATGGTTGATCAGTCATGCCGTACTCAGCACATTGTCCTGAGATGGTTGCTTTTGCTTTCTCAAATTGTTGCTGACTCTGGTACTCAAATGTAACCATGTCATCAAGTGATTTCATTGTGGTTTTCTTGAGCGTCACGCCATCTGCCATAAAGTCGCTGGCCTTGATGTATTCTGTGGCCTTTTCATCGAAAATCCGAGGATCTAGCATATACTCAGCCGATTTATTAGCCAAGTAGCTCTTGACTGTATCCAAGCGGACAGCTTTTTGATGCTCTTCAAATTCCTTGACATCATTTGCAATCTTGTTGATGACATCGTCCATAGGCTCGCTGGTGTCCTTGATGTACTTATCAAATTCATCAGCCGACTGAGACAGTTCACGCTTGATCTTGATGCGCTCATCGGAGATCTGCTTTTTCAATTTCCGCAAGTCTGCTAATACCTGCTTATCATCTTTGATGGTTGCAGCAGTCACAGTATAATCCTTATACTTGGCCACTACCTCGCTGATATTTTGCTCAAACTTCTCACGGTCAATGATCTCAACCTGTGCTTTTATTATTTTTACTTGTAATTCTTGCATGTTGTCCTCCTAATATTCTAATTCGCTGTCTAGTAGCTCGCCTTGGATTGCTTCTTCTACTAGTTCAGGCTCTGGATGAATTACTTCTTGCTCTTTGTTAAATTGCTCAATTCGAGCCATTTTGCGTGCCACGACATCCTCACGGGTTTCATTTAGGGTCACGTCAACAGGGGCAGCTTGTTCCATTTCGTCAGATGTGTATAAACCTCCTACATCTTCTGAGAATGTATCACGAACGGCTGCAACGATTGCGACTTTTTCAATCATTTGCCCTGGGGCTTTTTGCCACCAGTTCTTACCTGTGTTATATGCCGACAATTCTACTTCACGGTAGATTGGCCGTGTTCTGTCTTTACGATAGACCTCACACCAGCCACCAATTAGCTTGGCACCTTTTGGCAGGATGATCCCTTTCTTGTTTTTTAACTCGCCTTTTTCATCTTCGTAGATAACGCCACTTTCAAAACCATCATAGTTTGGGTTCTGTTCTGCACGTTTCATAAAGGCATCTTTACTTACAACGATTTGAGCAGGATTGTTGCCGTATTTGATGAAATAAACCTCTCTAGTAAATGGGTTTAAATTCCGATTTTTTACAATCGCTAGCAACGTCTGCAATTCTTGAGGGCTTGCTTGATGTTTTGGATCAACAAAACTTCTGAGGGTTGCCCCATCAAGTTTCTGCAGGTCTGTCAAATAGTTTCCTTTGGTTTGTGCTACTTCATTTGTCATCTCATTCTCCTTTGTGTTTTCTTCATGTTCCATATTTCACGCTTAAGACGGCTGTTTTTCTTGTTCAATGAGATTATTCTGTCTTGCTGTTCGTCTACGATTTCGCCCAGATTGTGACAAAGTCTCTCATAGTACTTGCGCCAGTACGCATCATCATGACAATTTACTTCCATATCACTCATCTCCTATGTATACCCAGCGCCCTCCTACAAACACCCACTCATCAGGGTCACGCTCCTCACGTTCCAGAGGAGTCTGCAAGTAGTCACGATCATAGTCAAAGGTTCCAAATAGTCCTCTGTCCATGTGAGCCTCCTTAGTTATTCATGTTCTCATATACATCAATGAGACGCTGTTGGACTGCCACTGTGTCAGCGTAGCGTTTGCACTCATACCCTAAACGGATATTGTCTTCTGAGAGCTCTCGCATGATTGCATTTTGCTTACGCACAACTTCTTGCAGTTCTCGCACTTGAGCTTGTAGCGTGCGGATGTCAATCAAAGTCCCGCTGTGCTGTACTGGCTCATCTTCGTTGAAATAGTCCAGGTTAAATAGGTTTTTAATTTTCTCTAACATTATTCGTCTCCCTCTTCGTCGTCATCTTTGTTAGCTAGATGTGCATCAATGGCTTGCTTTGGCGTTTTGCCGTCTAGCACGTCCTGGATAGCATGCGATACTTTATGGATCGTTTCCATCGTATTTTCTAGTATTGCTATCTCTAATCCTTTAGAGCCGATGATGGCTAGTGTTATCATCCCAGTCATTGCGATACCGTGTAGATCTTGTTGTAACTCTTGGATGCGTTCAATGGTTTTGATGTTGTCGTTTGTAGTCATTTTTTTGTCTCTTTTCTTTTTTTTATTTATAAGTACTAGTTTGTTGTTGGTTAGTACTTGTTTTTAGTTAGTGCCGTAGGCTTAGATTGTTGTATAGTTAGTACTTGTTATATAGTTAGTACTTATTAGGGGGCAATTTTTAACATGGCAATTTTTAACATGGCAATTTTTAACATGGCAAAATCTTCCAAGTTTAAAATAGCCCTATCTAAATACCTGTGGATAACTCATCTGTTAACTTACTTTTTAAGTACGTTTTGTAATCCTCTGTCATTGGACTGTCTGAGAAGAACCGTTTAAACTCTGTTCCGTTTCCTCTTCCGTGACTAATCCTCACAGATAACAAGTACCCGCATTGTTCTAGTATCTTAAAATGCCTATCTACTGTCCGTCTGCTGATGTTTAATCGTCTTGCGATTTCCTCAGGATATACAACCCAGTCGGGCTTATTAGTCAGAATTACTGTTAATATCCCGATTGTTGCTGGCTCAAGCCTACTGTCCTGTGTAAATGCGTTATTTAACGCTGTGTAGTTTTCTTGAGTGTTCCTGATTATATATTGCATACCCCATATTTAAGCCCCTTTCATGTCCGTTTGTGCATACCTCGGATGATGTCGTAGTAAGAATGACCAGCAGGGATGATATAGCCTGTAAGGTCGTCTAACTGTGATCCGTCCGCCATGACATTTGAGATGCGTGGCTCCCATTTCTTTTTTGATGAAATCATGATATAATTACCTCGTAAAGTATTTTTCTTAGTCCTCAATGGAATTGCCGTTCCTTGAGGGCTTTTTTGCTATAATAAACTTATCCCAACGAAAGGAGAAAAGCTATGGTTACTTGTCGCATCATGATTGATGGCCATGTTGAGCCTGTGCCAATGGCATTGCCTGCTATTCCTACTATAGGTTCTGTCATCGCTAAGTCAGCAGACCATAAATCTGAGCATTATTTGGTAAAGTGCGTTGAATATGTCAATGGACACGAGAGCGTCAATCTACATGTTCAACCATTTCCTAACCAAATCAGCGCTGTCAACGCTGTTGATGGTTTCAGGAACAGTAGATAGTTCTACTATCTTGAACCAATACCTGTCTAGCACCTTTTTATCAACATAGACCGCTTGTTCACATAGACCGATGTGTCCATCAACGACTATCGCCCTGCGGACAAGTAGGTCTTTTTCGTTTTCTAGTTCGATTCGTCCAGCGATGTCACCAGAGATTTCAAGATACTTTCCAACTAAGTTGCCATTCATTTGCACTTCTTTTACCGCCGTCATCTCATCTACATCAATAACGTCTGTTGTAAATGTGACGGTGGATTTTGGTTTTTTGTCCGCTGACATTTCCAATTTAAAGTCAGCAACGCCACGGCCAAGCTCCCAGTCATTGATTTTCACTGAATATCCTGAAGATCTTAAACATTGGCCATCGGTCATTTCTTGCTTAGGTTTAATACTTAGTTTTAATTCGTTCATCTGTTCTCCTTTCTATCTAAACTCGTCCAAGCTGACTTCTAGTGCATCAGCTAATTTGCACATATTCGTCCACGACATCTCTTTTAATCTTCCAGCCTTTAGGTTTGAAAAATTCGATTGATGGACTCCTGATTCTTTGGCCAATCTATACATAGACCAGTCTCTTAGTTTTAATTGATGTTCGATTTTATCCCACATTCAAATACTATATATTGTGTTTCGACAATATATTTACTCCTTTCCTGCACAACATATTGACAAATAAATGCTTTTAAGCTATAATATATTTTGACTAAAACGTTTTGATAAGACCTTTCTAACTCCTTATGAAAATAACAAGTCAAATAATTAAGAAAGGAGAATTGTTTATGGCAAGAAATACCAAGCAAACATCTGCCAAAGTCGCCACCAAAGCAAGCAAAGCCCTTCGTGACGGGCGTTCTTCTGCTCGAACAAAGTCTATCGCTGGCTCGGCACTTTCACAGACTCGTAAAAAGTAATACAATATAGTCTGTGTTCAGGATGTAGCTTTTTCCTTTTTCAGTAACCTTTACTAGGTTCTGATCTGGAAAGAGCTTTTTTATTTCTTCGGGAACTTCTTGGATTTCGCACTCCCCGAAATATATTTCCAAATCTATGGTAGTGATCCCTTTAACTTTCACTCGCATTTTTCCTTTCTATTCTGTCGCATTAGTTATGAACGAATTTTCGTTCACTAGGTTAAAAAATTAAGCAGTGTCGCCTGCTGGTGTAAAAAGATATTTTAGTTCATATTCTGGGAAAAATTTTTCCTGAACTAGCATAGCTTCTTGAAAAGTGAAAGGGTACTTTCCTCTTAGTTTGTCGCTAACGGTTTGAGATCGTACACAAAGATAGTCAGCGATATCTACAATGGAGATACCTTTTTCCTTTCGCGCCTCGTCAATGTTTAACATACGCAACTCCTTTCTAAACGAAATATCGTTCATTTGTATTTAAATTAAAGCTCTTTGATGAGCTTGATTATATGATAAACTATTTTTTGTTCATTGTCAACAGAAAAACGTTAATTTTTTAATTTTCTTTTTCTTTACAAACGAATTTTCGTGTGTTATAATGTAAAAAAAGGAGAAATAGCTATGACAGAACAGGAATTAAGAGAACTCATAGAATTGAAATACGGGAGTGTTCGACAGATGGCATTAAAAGTAGATATGCCAGCTTCTACTATAAATTCCATTCTCAACAGAGGAATTTTAAAATCTAATGTTGATAATATTTTTAAAATCTGCTCAGCGCTTGGGATTCGCCCTGAAACATTGGCAGACGGCGTGGATTTTCATAAAGCAGAGACTGAAGCACCTGAAATCCTAATAGTCTACAATCAACTAGAAGAACCGAGACAAGAGAAGGTCCTCGGATTTGCCAATACTCAACTTGATGAACAGGAAAGCTCTAAGGTTGTTTCTATCTTCGAGAAGGTAAACAATGAAGATTATATCATTGACTACGTTGAGGGTTTGGTTGCAGCAGGACATGGTACTTTCCAAGAGGATAATCTCCACATGGAGGTAAGACTGAGAGCCAATGATGTTCCTGACGAGTATGACACTATTGCTAAAGTAGCTGGCGACTCAATGGAGCCACTTATAGAGGATAACGATCTATTATTTATCAAGGTCACAAGTCAAGTAGACATCAATGATATTGGTGTCTTCCAGATCAACGGCAAGAACTTTGTTAAAAAACTTAAAAGAGATTATGATGGTTCCTGGTACTTGCAGAGTTTAAATAGTGGGTACGAGGAAATTCCCTTGTCAGAAGATGACGACATCCGTACAATCGGAGAGGTCGTAGACATTTATCGGGAGGGATAACATGAGTATCGAAAGTAGACCGATGGAAGTGATTAAACACAACCTAGATTGTCAATGTCATAGAAGAAGAGAGTGGATTAGAGTCAATGATGAGTGGCATGCTATCGAGTTTTCAGTAGATGACCCAAATGATCCACCTATGACGGAGGAAGAGAAAGCCAACGTGGCCTTAATTCTTCAACAACACTTATCGAAAGAATAAAACCAGCTGTTTCCAAATCGGAAACGGTTCAAACAAAAAAGCCCCACGCTCAGAAGTTTGGCGACCGAGAGCGTGAGGTTTGAAAATTGTATAGCAAAACACCTAATTCTTAGGCTGTTTTACTATACTCTATTTTATCATAGAATGGAGTAAAAAAATGGAAAAATGGAAAAAAGTTGTAGGTTACGAAGATCTATACGAAGTTAGCGATTTAGGGAATGTTAGAAGCCTAGACAAAGTTGTGCCAAAATGGGACGGTTTCCGATTGTTGAAAGGCAGAGTTTTGAAAAAGAAACTTACGCAATTTGGGTATCACACCGTAGCGCTCACTAAAAACGGAAAAGCGAAGCATTACTTTGTTCATAGAATTGTTGCTACTTGCTTTATTGATAACCCGGATACAAAAACGAAGACGCAAGTAAACCATATTGATGGTAATAAAACCAATAATGCTGTTGATAATTTAGAGTGGGTTTCTGCTAGTGAAAATGTTAAACACGCATTTAAAACTGGGTTAAAATCCGTGCAGCAGTCTCAAATCGACACTATTAGGGCGCTTGGAAAAAATAGTAATAAAAAGGTTCTACAAATGGACCTAGACGGGAATGTGGTAAAAGAGTGGAATAGTATGACGGATGCTAGTAAAACTCTGAAGATCAGTCTTTCTTGTATTTCAATGTGTTGTAAAGGTAGAAGAAAAAAGACTGGAGGGTTTATTTGGAAGTATTCTGAGCGCAGAGGTGGCCTAAATGATTAGGAAAGTAGCTATATATGTACGAGTAAGCACCACAAATCAAGCAGAGGAAGGATATTCTATAGATGGCCAAATCGACAGCTTAGAGAAGTATTGTGATGCTATGGGGTGGGAGGTCTATAATAAATATATTGACGCCGGTTTCTCTGGTGGTAGTTTGGAACGTCCTGGAATGACAAGCTTGATTAACGATATAAAAAGCGGTTTATTTGACACAATTTTAGTTTATAAACTCGATAGATTATCACGGAACGTAAGAGATACGCTTTATTTAATTAAAGATGTGTTCAATATAAATAAAATTGATTTTGTGTCCATTCAAGAAAATATAGATACTTCTTCCGCTATGGGTACTTTATTTCTAACTCTCTTGTCTGCAATAGCTGAGTTTGAGCGTGAGCAGATAAAAGAGCGTATGCAATTAGGTAAACTAGGGCGGGCTAAGTCTGGTAAGTCTATGATGTGGGCTAAGACTTCTTATGGTTACGACTACGACAAAGAGACTGGATCAATGACTGTTAACGAGTATGAGGCTCTGGCAATTAAAGAAATATTTACTTCATACTTGGCTGGTATGTCCATTACTAAATTAAGAGACAAGATGAATGAGGAATACCCAAAACAGCCCGCTTGGAGTTATCGCACAATCAGAGGAATACTAGGCAATCCAGTATATTGTGGTTTAAACCAATACAAGGGGCAGACATTCCAAGGTACACACAAGGCTATTATCTCGCTAGATGACTTTGAGCAGACACAAAGAGAGCTAGCTAAACGGCAACAGACTGCCAAAGAATTGCTAAACCCTCGGCCATTCCAAGCCAAATATATGCTTTCTGGAATGGCTCAATGTGGGTACTGTCACGCACCTCTCAAGCTAATAATGGGCGGTATCCGCAAAGATGGCACTAGATTTATTAGATACGAGTGCTACCAACGACATCCGAGGAAAACAGCTGGGGTCACTGTTTACAATAACAATCAAAAATGCCACTCTGGAGCTTATGACAAGGACGAATTAGAGAAATATATCATTACAGAGATAAGCAAGCTACAGCATGACCAGAGCTACATTGAACAACTATTTAGCACCCAATCAAGCACCATAGACCGTGATGGCTATCAAAAACAAATTGAGGAGCTGACTAGGAAAATAAGCAGGCTAAATGACTTGTATATTGATGACCGCATCACCTTGGATGACCTACAAAAAAGGTCCTCAGAATTTATGACAATGAGGACGGCACTTGAGGAAGAACTAAAAAATGACCCAGAAATACAAGGTCAGGAACGAAGAAATAATATAAAACAGGTACTAGACTGTGAGGATATCTCAAGTATTGATTATGATGGCCAAAAGGCTATTGTTAGGGCGCTAATTGAAAAGGTACAAGTTACATCTGAGAAGATTGTCATAAATTGGAGAATATAAAGAATTTTACTATCCTTCATTTCAATCAAGGAAAGTAAATTTGTTAATTTTCGTTTAAATAGACAATCTGAAAAATGTCCATTATAACAGAAAAACCACTAGTTGGGGCTAGTGGTTTTCGAGGTAAAGAAACTATACATATTTCGTATATATTATAACACATTTTAAAATATACTGCTATCTTTTCGCATTTTAAAGAAAATAAAAAAACGTTGATTTTACAGTGTTTTTAGCCTATTTGGAATTTACTTGGAAAATAAAAAAACGGTAGCATAATGCTACCGCTGTTGTTATCTTATAAAGTTTCCGGCCACGGGTCATCTGTGATATAGGACATATCAGTAAACCGCAAGTCTCCGATATCTCTATCAGTAGGTACGGGATCATCGAATTGTAAGCGTAGCTGGTTGCCGTCACCCGGCCCACCCAGATAGAAAGTGCCAAGTCGCTTGCCCTTGTCATTCGTCATAATACCCAGTTTTGAGTTGGTCGCACGAAATCCGACGGGTATACCGCCGACATTTAAAATTACCACGTTTCGCTCACGGTCTGACCCTTGAGGAACGTAGCTGGGCGCACCTCGTCTCACGATACCAAACCAGCCCCAAGAGAGACCACCGAAGCCGATTTCAACCGTGGAGTTAATACGTCTAAATTCTACGTAAGCGTTGTTTTGACTCGATGAAATTCTTGGCTTGTGTTTGACATCGCCAAACAAGACAGACCAAGCGTTAGAGCCAGTTCCAGCGGTCTTTTTAATCCACTTAACCGCTCCGTTTTTTGCTGTCGTATCGGTATATACTGTACCGATGTCAGCGTTCAGATTATACGGGAAGCCTTGACCTTTTAGTTCGGTACTGGCATTACCACCGCTACCAGCGGTTCGTTTAAGTTCTTCCAAGTCATTCTTGGTCGCAAGCTGACTAGTGTCAATTGTTGGGATTTTAGAGCGAGTGACAAACGGGTCGCCACCATTCGCGAGCTTTGTATCAATCAAAGCGTCCAGACCTAATTCAAGGTGTTTCTCCTTGATATTATTGGTCATTTGGGATTGAAGCGTGGCATACGTAGGGAATAGCTCATACGCTCTAGTCTGGGTCAGATTGGATGACTGTTGATTTCGAAGCGCACCGACGTCATGGCCTATCAGCTTAATAGCTTCTTTTAATTTCTCCATGCGTCACCTCCTTAGAGGGTATTCTTGGCGTTGTTGTAAATCTGAACGAAGTCAGTGTTCTCAAGGTCAGTGAATTTCTGACCGAGTTCGGTCATTTTTGACACGATCGCACTGTCTGGGTTTTCGCCAGCTTTGATTTTCTCTGCGATTTCTTTGAGCGTGTCTAATTCTTCTGGTACGCCTTCACCTAAGATGGCTGTTTTGACACCAGCGATGGCAGACTCAAGTTGTTGTTGAGTGATGCCCCCTTGACCAACTTCTGACTTGTCAGCTTTGGTAAGCAATTGTGCCTTGATATCCTTGACATCAGCACCGACTGCTTGAGCGAATTTGGTTAATTTCTCTGTGTTTAAAGTCATTTATATATCCTTTCAAATTTTAGCTAGATTGTACAGTACGGTAAGGTCTGGCAGTTCTTCTGTCTGTGGGCCATTTGGATGTTCTGCGATGTACTTGTCGATTTCTGTCTTGACATCATTTTTGACCAAGTCCAATAGCTCACTACTTGTGTATTCGTCCGCTGATTGTGTGACCTCTAGTGTGGTTCTACGGTCACTAGGGAATACATAGCCACCCGCCACCACTTCTACTGTATAGAGGCCGATAGGCAATGGTTTAGCGAGTTTAAACGTGATGCTTGAGTTAGTGACCGATGTATCTATACTAACCTTACCGCTTGCATTATATAGCGTTATTTTGGCTTCTGTGCCGTTTAATTCGTCTACTGGCTTGTGGTCTTCATCGAGTAGCTTGTACTCAAAAAGAGAAGCGCTATCGCCTTGCTTGACGATTTTACCACCGCCTATCTGTTTTAGGTTCGTAGAGTTTAATCTCACATTATCACCTCACAATCTAGGAGAATGAGCCGAAGTCTGTGATGCGTTTACCATTTTGAGATTGACCCACTGCTACATATCTGCGATTACCAGACGCTCCAATATACGTTATCCAGATATAACCATCATTATCAAGCCATCCGTCATAGTTGATTTCTTGACCAGCGGTATACACTGCTACAATCTCTCCTAAAAGCCCCGCAGAAGCCCGTACATTGAGCGCAGATACTTCCACAGTAAATGTACCAGACTCTTGGTTAAACTCGCTAGAATTGACCGTGAGAGGCTCTGATGGTGTGATAGGCTCTACTTGTGCCGGTTGCCCGTCCACTGGGAAGTAGAACCATCCGACAATTGCAGTAAAATCACGGGTATTATATCGTGCCGGCCCTCCGACATAAAGGCTATCAGCATTGCCATCAATATTCTGCTCGATAGTACGCATCGTGTATCCATCGCTATCCTCAATCACTAGGCCAGTATGACCGTATGGATGTCCGAATAGATAGATAGTTTCTTGAACGAATACCGCACCGGCTCGTGGTTTGCTATTCACGTTTCTGGCCTCGTTATATTCGACCTCGTACCCTAAATCACGGGCAGAATTGAGCAAGTCAATAGCATTGCCCCAGAGCGCCTTACCAAAGAAATTGATAGAGATGGAGTTTGGCAAGTCCACGCATTGAGTCCCGTATGCTCCATCTGCATCAGCTCCGATACCTTGGTTAGCCAGACTTTCAGCGTATCCTAAAATATCATTTAAAGTAGCCATTACTGCTCCTTTCTAAAATCAAAGGCAACCACCCAAAAATAGATGATTGCCAGTATAAAAATATTAATCTTCGCTAGGTTCTTCATAGCCTAATGCTCGCTTGCTATCCCCATACCCAGCGGTTGTAGGGTCTGGCACGATATTCCAAGCATTGAATAGTGTCAAACCTACAAGATAAGGGTTTGAAATAAACTTACCAAGTAGACCGAATACCGCACCCCAACTTGTCAAATCTTCAAATTTGATACCAAAGTAAGCCAAAATAGGCAATCCTAAGGCAAGCGCCAAGCGTGTCACGAATTGTTTATTTTTAAAACGTACTTTCCAGTTAATCTTGTTCATGTTACTTCCTCACTTCTAAATTGTTGTATTTACTGTATAGGGCATCAATGTAGCCATTGCCACCCAATTTCTTGTAGCTTTTGTGCATTTTGTGAATGATGTCGCTCTCATGTACCGTAGTATATCCACGCTCGATAGCAGTAGAGATGTCACGCTCTAGTCTCAAATACATTGTGACTAGATGCGCTTCATCGTGTACTACTAGTTTGTCATTCACTTCATCAATTTTCTTGTTGTTGTCCTCACCCACTGCTTGGACGGTTTCAACTGACTTCTGGATTGTGCCTAGTTCGTCCTTCAATTCCTTAAACTGCTCTTTATTGAGGTTTGCGGACTTAGTAGCCTTCATCCCGAACCACCCAGTAGCAATCACTCCGAAAGTCGGGGCGAGGTGTGCGATCAAATCAGAGAATGTCACCCAATCACCTCAATTCTAAGCTAGTGGTTGAGTTTCCAAATCTGTATTTTCTTTTGGCTTCGTCCACTTCCAGACTGCTAACTTACCATTTTGTTCAAGGCTTGCGAGTTGGTCTAGGGTTTCACCATTATAGGTAAAATCACTGTTGACTTGTACCATAACACGGTTGCCCTCACCATAAAGGGCATTATGCGTAGTGTCTTCGATTGCAAAGATTTCTTGTGATTTGTAGGTCTTGCCAGTTTTACCAAGGTCAACCAACTCAAGGCCACGCTTGTAAATTGTTGGATCAAGTGGGTTATCTGTGTCAGTCACACGGGCCAATACTGCCCAATCTGCCACCGCTTTTACTTCTGCAATTTTAGTGTCTTTTTCAGCTAGTTTTTGCTCGTAGCTTTCAGCTTGTACGTGCAAATCTTCTTGCAACTTCTTCACTCCGTCAGCGGGGTTAAACTCTGTTGCGATTTGACCCAGTACAGCCTCAATAAGAGCCTCATCCGTGTCATTGGTACGGTCACCAATCAAGACACGGTCAAAGGCTGTATAAGGGTTCTCTTGTCGAATTGCTACGAATGTGCGGTTAGCATCTTGTGCGTATTTGTTTACTACTTTAAATGTCATATATTATCCTTCCTTATTTGCGACTTCGTCAAAAAGTTCTTTTAAGTCTTTGTCATTTTCTAGTACGCTATTTACACGCTCTAGTGACTGTTTTAAGCGCTCATTTTCTTCCAAGGCTTCGTTGTATAGCACCTTGAAATTAGCGCTCTCTACGGTCAAATTAGCTACCTTAATAGCTAGTTCATTGATGATTTTATCTGTTGTTTCCATCTAATTAACTCTATCCCCCCATCGTTCATTTCCTACGTAACCCATGCGGTTTAGCATATCTTTCAGAGCCATCTTCAAACGTACACCATTCAAATAAATTTCGCCTACGTGCAACTCGTGTAGCGGTTTATCTGACCGTCCGATTGAGTGTTTCTGTCCGTTATCATTTGATGGTATCAATCTGTGATGGTCTTTGTTTGTACCAGCCTTAAATATCCAAGGGCTACGCTCTGTGTTATTTGTGTATAAAATAATCTGGTCACCAACAAGTTCAGTTAGTGTTTCATCTCGGTTGTATATACGCATTCCAGCAAAACCGCTTACGTGCGTCAATGCGTTTTTATCTCTGGTTGAGCCTAAAACCGTGAGAGTTGAGTATTTCTTACCAGTATTCGTAATTTGCGTATCATCGATCATGCGGAGAATTTGAGTCGGTAAGTTAGTACCTTGTCGAGTTAAGCCAGCACCATTATCTAAAATATTAATCTGTCCATTTTGTAGATCAATATTCATCCTGCCATTCAGAGATTCGATCCGACCGCCTCGCATCGTCATATTTTGCATTACACCAGCGTTTATCTGGCTTGCATCAATATGTATCACGTTAATCTTACTTGCATCAATTGTGCCACCCGTGATTTTATCAGCGTTTAAGTTAGCGATCATACCATCTTTAATGACTGCATTATCAATCTTGGTCTGACCTGTGATATGCGTTAGACTTCCATCTATTCGGTTCGTACCGTTAGCAAGTAGATTGATAGAGTTTAGTACGTCGCCCGCGCCACTTAGATTTTTGACTGACCACGAACCCGCAAGTTGTGTCACTTGCGTCCGTGTAGCTTCGACTGAACGATAGGCGTCGTCAAATTGACTCGGCTTATACGATCCTGTGTGAGGCCCACGAACGAGCATAGGCTCTTTAATTTGGACATATCCGTTTTTTACGAGATAGAAAAATACCGGATTGTTCCCCACTTGGTCGAATTCCAAGTCTTCAACCATGGTAAAAGTGCCTTGAAATTCTTGCCATTCGGTTGATACGGGAGTCTCCGGATTGGCGACAATTTTCAGCAAAACTGACTTGTTTTGTGAGTGATTTTTGATCGTTACGCAAAATTCATGGTCGAGTTTTTGCATGATTTTATACTTGAATCCTAAAGTATAGACTTCGCCTTTTAAGATTTTAGGAACGTACAATGGAAGTGTGAATCCGCCCCAGTTAAAACTCGTTAGTTCTCGGGCATAAATCGTGAAGATTCCATTTTGGGGCGTAATCATGACGCCGGGGCGCTCACCCGTCACCGTGTTTTTATCCATGGTTTGGGAATTTACAATCAGATTGTTATCACTAACGACGAGATTATTGACTTCCGTTTGAAAAATCTCACTAGACATAACAAGCCGTGATACCTTATCGGGTGCGTCTGTCTCGGATGTACCGATAATACGTTCGTACAATTTGTTGGTTTCAGTCAGCTTTTGGAATTCTACTGTTTGCTTAGAAATTTTACTAGTGATATCGTCCAAGTCTTTATTTGTTTGACCCAAACGATTGACCAGATACTCGCCTTCCTGTTTGCTCGTAAACTCTTGACTGATATTTTGGTAAATCTTGTTGTAGATTACCGTGCTATCAGTCTGATTGAGCGTTTCTGTGACTTTCTGGTTCAAGTCTGGACTGTTCAAAATTAGCGTTTTAATCTGTTCAGATAGCTTGCTGGCATCTGGTATCGTGCCGGCTTTAACCAAGGCCTCTTGTGCCTTTGCGTTAGCTTTCTCAATCTCAATAGCGGTTAGCTTGTTAGCTTCCTCTAATTGCTTATCAACCTCTTTCTTTACCTTGTCCACATCTTCTGTGTCAATGCGCTTCTCCCACATTGAGCCGTTCCAGATATACATTCGGTCATAGAGACCGTTCTTTTCGAACCAGATATCGCCGACTTTATGCTCAACGTTTTCATCTGGACGATTGTACCAGACTTTATTTCCTTGAGCGTTTAATAGATAGTCTGGTAAGCTGTTCTCAAGGTTCTGTTGTGCTTTGGCGATTTCATCAACCTTGCCAGCCAGACCGCTTTGCATAGTGGCCCGTACATTCGTACCGATTTCGCCAAACTCTACGCTTGCATTACGTTCGTTCACAAAGTCATAAGTGATAGTGGTTACTTTGGCAGTTTCATCTGTAAGCCCAATCTGTGGATAATAGATAGGCACGATATCGCATAGTTCAAGCTCTTCAATCCATGCCCTATCTGCATAATCTAGCGTTTTGGCTAAGTCCACATACTCGATTTTGGTATTGATTTTAGGCTTACCGATTGAGTTGCGTTCCATGTAGTCACTGGCTAGTTTTCGTAACTTGTCAGCGTTTGGAATGTTCTTTTTCTTGCTATCGCTATTAAACTCGCTTGAAAAGTCTACGACCTTAATTCTGTGATGTGCGTATAATGCCTTATATTTACTATCTACATAATTCTCTGGGATTGTTACCGTGATAGGGTCTGGCTGACTGTCGCTTGTGTCGCCCTCTGGTTTCTCTGGTGTGTATGTAGCGAATGGCAACACACTTGTATAAGCGTCTTCGATGGTTTCGTCTGTTTCAGCGCTTAGGATATTGCGACCATACTCTAATACGGTTGGTGCGGTACGGCCTAATTGCTTGTGCAGTCTGACTGTCATGTTGTCAAACTCGTACTCACCACCCCAGATATCAAGGATAGAACCTTCAACACCACCAAGAGCAAGACGGGCATTAGTTACTTTGTCGATATTTAAGGTAGTAGTAGCACTCGTTTGGATATCCGACCAGACATCAAAGCTATAATCACCGATAAGGGCATTTCTCCAAAGTGATAAAGCGTTAAATGCTGTACCGTTTAAGATTAATCCATTCCTAATAGCCATGTATTCTAGTTTGTGCGAGATATGTTGGCCATAGATTTTAACGATGTTACTGCTATCTTTAACAATTCGTGAGATTTCAAAGGTCTGATTTTTGGTACGAAGCCCAGCGTCAGCTTTCAGTTTCATCTCTTTTTGTAAGATTGAGACCATCGGGTCGTTGACGGGAATTTCTGCATATAGCGTATAATTCCCGTTACGCTCCCTTGTGGCTGTACCTTTGGTTACATTAAGCTCACCCAGACCATACGTGTCAAAGGCCGTCTCATTTTTATTAAATAGTATAGGCCTCATAGCTTAACCCCCCAATTTGGGATTGTAAACACTTCAAAATTCCCATCCCATGATATTAAGTTACGGTCATGGTCAAAATAAGGCATTTGAAATTGTGGAGACCGCACAACTTTATCCCAAGCAGGCAGATTGTCCTTGTACACTTGGTTCGCTTGCATATCGAGGGTTATCTTGCCTTGTATGGCACGTAGCTTAGTCTTGCGACCATTGATAGTAAGCGTACAATCACCAGACCCTACAAGTGTGATGATAGGTTTTGCATTCACATTCCCGATACCGTTGACTGTTGCACCATTTGAAAGTTTTTGAGTAGCACGGCCTTGCTTGTAGAATTTGACTGGATAGCAAACAAAATTAATGGTCGTTTTACCAAACTGACGCATAGTTTCCTCGATGCTAAAGGTTTCGAGGTATGCAGCACGATAGATAAAATCTGGGTCGTAAGAGATTGTTAAATCCTTATATCCCTCAGCGCTTAACCACTCGGAAATTCTATAAACTTCTGTAGCAATCAGGCCTTTTTCTTTTACAAAGTTTACGGGGAAACTCAATTCAGCCGAATTAAGACGGTTGTTACTGATTAATAACTCACCATCACGCCCCGGCACTGCCACACGTTCCACATCAAGACCAGAAGTGGAAATCTTCTTGCCTTCTGCTACTCGTAAGCCAAATTCTGTATTGGTCTTTCCATTAAAAGTAAATGTCGTCAAGCTAATTTCCCTCCTTCTTGATTAGTGTAGTACGCTAACTCTCTTAGCAGTTTCTTCATAAATTCTGGCGTTAACTCTTGGTTGTTGCCATTGCTATTCACATTTAGCGTATAGCTTTGATTAGGTCGTTCATTTTGATTGCCGTTCTTCACTTGACGTATCAATTCTTCTAAGAATGGAGTGACATCCTTGCTAGTATGTCCTTCCTTCCATTCATTAACATTCTTGATGCGTTGTGTGATGTTTGCGATTTTAGATTTCTCCCATCCAACACCATTGGCGTAGTTTGGCATACCTAATGAGTTCATCAAGTTTTTAGTCAATCCGGCACGTAGGACTTTTGAACCCCTTGGAAGGTCTAAGACTACGTTACGACCATCTGGAATGAAACTACGTCCGTTTGGTAGAGTAACCAACTCTTTGTACATCGGCCCTTCTTGGTCATTGACCATTGCGAGTCCGCCTTGGTGGTAGTTCGTACCGTTTTTGTGTCCGAATAACCGACCGACAGTGTTAACTACACGATTGACTACTTCTGTGGCTGTGATAGTCGTATGCCAGCTAGTCGGTACAGAGCGGATCGCCCCGCTTGCGGAGTTTGCAGCGTTGACAGCACTTGAAGCGTCACCCGTGATGTACTTCATCGGACTTCCAAGGCCATTCCATTCATTTTGCTTGTTAATAGCAGATTGTCCCGCATTTACTGCATTTGTGGAATCAGCAGTGATTTGCTTCGTAGGAACTTGGTAATTATTGACATCGTTGTACGCTTGAATGGCTGTGTCCTTACCTTGGACTGCACTTGACGGGTCAGCATTGATATTAGTATTGGTCTCTTTAGGGATATTCAAGATATCATTCATCACTTGAGAGATAACTTTGCTCGAATTATCTTGTGCATTGATTGGGATATTAGGATTCATACCGACCAATGTATTCAATGCTTGTTGAATTTTGGTTACTTCACCAGTGGCCAAATCTTTAGCGATAAGTTCTTTTTGCTCTGGGGTCAACTGATTCCATTTTTGCAAGGTAGAAATAGCGAGGTTTCCAGAGTTTAGAAATGCCTCATTCTTCATTAGAAGTTCTTTTGCTTCCGCTGGAAGGGCGTTCCATTGAGCAAGGGCTTCCTTGTTTTCAAGAATGGCTTGCATTCCCTTGTGTCCATCTAACACAAGTTCTTTTTCTTCAACGGTCAAGCTATCCCATTTGCCAGCTTCTACCAATGCTTGACCGATAACCATCTTAGCGTTGGTTTCAAGGTTTGCGTTTTTAAGTACAAACTGCATAGATTCCCATCCGCCTTCTGCTTCAAGGGCCTTTTTCACTTCTTCCACTGCATTAGTTTTGACCTCACCTTTTTTATCATCAAAAACAAGTGAGTTCCAAATTAAATTGGCTTCAGCGGTCTCTTGACTCATGTTTGTTAGAGATTTTGCAACGATGCCAGACGATGTTTTCACCGTGTCAGCAGCAGTACGCATATACTCTTCAAACTGTTTGACATCAAGACCCAATGCAGCCATACGGGATTTAGCACCTCCCAAGGCTTCTTTAGTCCAACGACCGTTATAATTATCTAGGAAGTTTTTTTCTAACTCAAAATATTTCTGTTGGTAAGCTTCCATTTTACCGACATGTTCATTTTCGAGCGCTTCCAGTTTTTGATGTTTTTCTTTCAAAGCTTCAACGCTTTTAGCGCCTTTGTAAGCATCCTCAATGGCTTTCTTGCGTTTGTCATAAAGTTTATTTTCCTCTTGAATCCAATTCCATACGACATCCAAGGCTTCTTGTCGTTGTTGCTCATTGAGGCTTTTAACTTCACCATTCATGGCTTTCATGATGGCTGTTTTCTTGTCTTTGGAAATGTTCAATAAGTCTAATTGCTCGCTAATCATTTGATTTTGAGCATTTAAAACTATCGCACTTTCTTCTCGTGTTAAATCACGATGTTGCTCTTTAGCATTTTGGTAGATACGACCGACTTCTTCAGTCATGTTACGTATATTTGTTTTAGTCTGGTCTAGCTGTTCTTGTTGTTCTTTTTGAACTGCTTCAGACATACCGACTTCTTTAGCTAAGGCTTCAAGTTTTTCTTTCTTCTCATCAATCAACTTGTCAATTTCGTTGTTCAACTTCTCGAAAGATGCCTTGACATTATCGACATTTCCAGAAGTTGCTCCAAAGTCAACCATAGCCTTGTTTGCTTCATCGACTTTGGCCTTGAAGCTACCAAGTTGTTCATCTTGCAGTTTAGATACAGATGTACCCCAACGCTCTGTACGCTCATTAGCTTCAGTGATTTCTTTGGTGATATAACCTAAACCTATTAAGGCTGCACCACCCACTAAAATGCCCCACGTCGGTATACTACCAAGTGTAGCTATGGTAGATGATAGTAATCCGGCACTTGCATTAGCTTCAGCAGTAGCCGTTCCAACTCCACCGATTCCAGCAGATAACGCTTTAAATCCACCGGCAATTGATCCGGCATCTTTAAATGTTTTTAAAAGGCCAGAAAACTTACCAATGCCACTAGCAATACTCCCAAGACCTTTAGTAAAGCCACCAATAATACTTAGGCCACCACCTAGTAATTTTAGAGCTGGGCCGATTGCGGCGGCCATCAAGCCCCACTTGATAACATTCTGTTGCTGTTCTCTAGACATTTCGCTAAATTTCTTAGCCATATCAGACAGAGTCTGTAACCACGGTTTAGCAGCATCCAAGCCACTGTTTAAAGCCTTCAATAATGGCCCGCCAAATTCGATAGCAATGTCAGTTAGCTTGTTCTTAAAGATTTTAAGTTGCGATTCTGTGGTTTCATAACGTTTTTGGGCCTCGCTTGTCAAGGCTGAGTTTTCTTTCCAAGCTTTATTCGACCTATTGACTGCATCAGTCATTTTGTCAGATGATAACGCTAACGACTTCAACATATTTCCTTGGCGAATACCGGTCATTCCAAGTTCGTCAAGGATGCCGTCCATGCTCTTGCCCTCGTCAGTGGCTTTTTGTAACCCTTTAATAAAGGATTGTAAAGCTTGTGCTGGCTTCTCTTTCCAAGCTCTCGAAAATTGTTCAGCGGTCATACCAGACACACTAGCGATAGACTCTAACTTTTCAGTAGCGCCTTTGCCAACTCCAGACACTGCCTTACCGATTGCGGTTAGGGTCTGGGTCATTGCAGTGCCTCCAGCTTCAGCCTCAATACCTACACTACTCATAGCAGTAGCTAGACCTAAGATTTCTGGTGCAGTTAGTCCGGCTATTTTACCGCCCGCTGCCAAACGATTACTCATTTCAACGATATCACGTTCAGTAGTCGCAAAATTGTTACCTAAATCAACTACACTCGATCCAAAGCGTGAGTAATCTTTGGATGTCAGACCTAGTACATTACCGATTTTAGCGATTGCAGTTGCCGCCTCTTCAGCGCTCAAGTTAGTAGATTCTCCCATGTCAATCATGGTTTTTGAGAATGATAAGATACTATCTGCTTTAATTCCTAACTGCCCAGCTACTTCAGCTACTTTTGCAATCTGCACGGCACTAGCTGGCATTTCTTTAGCCATGTTCCGAATGCCGTTTGATAACCTCTCATAAGATGTTGTAGCCGTTTCATCCACCGTCTTACGTACTCCGGCAAAAGCACTCTCATAGTCCATTGCCGCTTTAATCGCAATCCCAGCACCGGCTACCAATGGAGCAGTTACACCTTTGGTAAGTGCAGAACCGACACCGCTTATTTTAGTGCCGATGTCTTTCATTCTACCTCCAAATGATGTTAGATTGCTTCCAATCTTCGTCCACGATGAGGACTGGATGTTGATTTCTTTGGTTAATTCAACATACCTACTTTTCAAGTCTGAAATAGTAGTGGCAGTTTGGAGCATGGCATTTCTAGCACTTAGCAAATCTTCTTTGTTTTTTGCACTAGCAGTGCCAAAATCACCAATTTTACTTTTTAGTTCATTATAATGATCTGTTTGTTTCTTCAGAATACCTTCGTAGGCTTGTATGCTCTTTCCAGTTTCTGCCAAAACAGTACGCATACCGCCTAAGTTTTTAGCACCATTTCCGGCATTTTTAAAACTCTTTTCCATAGCATTCAAGGACTTATCAAGCCCTCTCATGTACATACTAAGTTGTTTCGTGTTACCGACAAAAGGCGCTATGTCTAAGGAAGCCGTTGCGACTAGTTCACCTAAATTACTAGCCATTTATCCCCCTTTCTATCCAAATAAGAGTGGAAATGCTTTGTCTAGCGTGGTTTCTTTCTCGGTCTCTTTTACTTGTGTCTCCATTGCACGTACCATCAAATCAAGGTCGCTCGTCTTCAGCTTCTTAATTTCTGTGATGGTGTAGCCGTTAGACATCAACTGTTGAACCCACGCCAAAAGACTATCTCTAGCTTGTTCGGGGGTTATTGTTTCTTTTTTTCTTCCTTAGCTTCCTCGTCTAAGTTAATACCAAGGGCAGATAGGTAGAGTTTTTCTAATTCCTTCAAAACATCAATGTTAGCTTGTTTTAAATCATCAACCGTAAATTGATTGCCGTACATATCAACAAACATCTGTAGATAAGCTTCATTTAATTTCCGATGTTCTTTAGGATTGTTGAATAATTTATCATTTTGGGTCAATGCCGTTTGGCGTACTTGATGCTCAACCGCTAGTAGATTATCCTCTACGGTCACATAGGCCTTTGAAAATTCTTTCTCAACACCACCCTTTAGCAATTTGATTTCAAACATTTCTCTCACTCCTTATTGGAAAATTAATAAAAATAAAAAGCATGAGTTTATACTCATGCTTTCATGTTATGCAATTAGGCAGTTGGGAATACCATTTTCTTGAAGTCTGCCAAAACAAATTCAGCGTTATCTTCACGACCAATGAGAAGAACGTTTCCGTTTTCATCGTCACCACGGGCGACAAAGTTACCAGTTACGCTATCCGCTTTCGGATCTGGTGTGCCATCTTTTGTTTCTGCTTCAAGACCCGGTAGAGAGAATTTGCCTTTAAGCAATCCAATCCAAATACCTTTGTTATCTTCAGTTGAAATACGGAACATACAAGCTACGTCTTTAGGTGTGAGAGTCTTGTTATAGATTTCAACACCTTTAGTTACTGTGATGCCGTATAGTACCTTACGTGCTTCTGTTGGTAAGTCAAGTACAGAAATTTCTAATTGTGTACCAGTGATACCAGATGACAATACTACGTATGGGCCGTCATCCGCTGCGATCGTTACGAGCTCGTTCGTGATATCAATCTTAGCTGATTTCATACCGGGCAATTTCATAGTAGTTGGTACTTTGTTTTCTGCGTTTACTTCGCCGAATTCAAAATCACGCAAACCAAATTTTACTTTAGACATTTAATATCCTCTTTTCTTTAATCTAACTTTTCTAACTGCCACGTAAATAGTCGATACTTTCTTACGTTAACTAGTAAGTCAATATCCGTATTTCTATATCGTGGTAATTCATTTGTGGTGTAACGTTCAAAGCCGTTACTCTCCAAAATCTTATCCATCAATTCAGCAATCTGTTCAGACTGTTTTACACTTTCGCACCAAAAGTTGATGGTAATGCGTTCTTCAGTAGATATGCTCTTATCATCTGCATATTCAACCGCATTCTCATACGTTGGATAGATACGCATGAAGGGGGCTAGTTCCTTGCTAACAAGGTTTGTAGGTCTTTCTGGGATTTCAAAAGTGAAAATACCTTGTTTAAATCCAAGGCCAAACTTCTTACCTCTTAGCTTATCCATTAAGTTATTTAGTTCTGTGTTAGCACTCAATAGCTTATAAGCTGTTGTTTCAATCGTCATAAACCTAACCCCTCCTTTACTTTTGATGCGTATATCTCTTTTGCTTTTGGTGTCATTTCGTTGATTGTCTTTTCCTCAAAGCCTTGACTGGCTTGGTATTTCGTTCCATCGTCCGGAAAGTGAATACGCCAACCAGTAGCACGACCATAGCCAATATCTTTTGAGATTAAGCCGTGGTCGCCACCTTTAAAATTGGTGACTCGTGTGTCATCTCTTGCGTGCATACCGTCCATGACATAATAGACTGGTGTATTGCTTTTCAATGCTTGCTCAAACTGATCTGCAACCTCTCCGACTGCCGAACGTGCAGCCTTTGGAGCTTTCACTTGCAATTCAGTTAGCTTAGCTAAAATTCCATCCAAACCTTTTGTCATGTTCTTCTCTTAATGCTGACCTTATCCATATCAAATGAGGACTCATCACTATCAACTGATACGATGTCATATTCGACACCGCTCAATTCAACGTGATCCGAGGAATCAAAGGGCCGTCTTGGATGATGTCGCACATACAAGGTTTTTAATTCAGCAGAGGATAAAACACCTTTAGCTTTATCACTAGCGGTTCTATTCGCCCCCTCTTGAAAATCTTTCAACGATGTTTTGGCGATTTCGCACCAGCAAGTGTAGAGGTCTTCACGAATAGGAGAGATAACCTCTCCGTCTTCATTCTGACCTCCAATTTCACGGAAGAATGTTACTCTGTGATTCATCTTTCTTGTTATCATCGTGTTCCCTCCGTGTGCGTAGTTGATGGATAATATTTAGAACACCGTTCGCCAGCGGATACCTCACTGTGTCCGCTGAAAGCCCACGATGCTCATATTCTTCTTTTACTTGCTTTTTGACCGCAAGCTTAAACTTAGCGTATTGCTCAAGGTCTGAAGGCGTGACATCATTGTCAATAGCAAAACATATCTGTTCTTGTACACCTTCAATCATTTCTTCTAGCAAATCATCTTCAAAATCGTAGTCAATCTTGCAATAGAGTTTCACACTCTCTAATAATTCGGTTGAAACACTCATATTTCTAACCTCCAATCAAGGCTAGTAATTGCTCTTTCGTTTGAGATGCACTGTAAGAAATGCCCTTGCTATCTAAATACGCTTGAATTTCTGTCTTGGTGTTACTTGCGGTTGGTACTGCTAGAGTTACCGCTGACCGTGAGACACCCCCACTAATCGGGGGAGTATTAGGGCATAGTTACGAAGTAACCAGCTTTCGCATCTGCTTTCTTAACGTCGAAGCGCACAACTGCTTGCAAGTATTGGCCGTAGATTTCGTTATCAGTCCAACGGAGACCCAATTCTTGACGATCTGCAAAGAGTACAGCACGTTGGATATCACCGATAAACGCTTTAGCTTCACCGTCAGCGCCAAGTGTTGCGTCAGAAACAACGAATACTGGATGTCCAAGGAACGCTTTACCAGATGCAGATGTAATTGAATCTTGAAGAAGATAACGATCATTCTTGTCTTTCAAAGTGTCAAGTTTTTGGTAGAAGCTTTGAGAAACTACGAATGATACGTTGTAAGCTGGGTCAAGGTCTTTATTCAAGATGTGCTTGATTTCGTCAAGGTTTGCAGCGTTTTTAGCTTCAAAGTCTTTCAATACAGTAGCGATTGCATCGTTAGTAGTATTTACTTTGATTTGGTTTGCTGCTTCAGCTACGATTGCAAGAAGGTCAACATCTGCATCGTCGATTGCTTCTTGAGACAATGGAATTGCTCCACGGTAAGTCTTAACTTTCCAATCCACACTTGTAAATTCTGGTTTAGCAAGTTTAGGGTTTTTCTCAAGTTCTTCAACGCTAGCCATCTTAGAAGTAGCTTTTTTCAAGATTGGGTAAGAACCTTCACCCTTAGATGCCTTGTGTACTGTTGTAAATTGTTTAAGATCAACAACAGTCTTAACTTCACGCATTGGAGTTGTTACAAGTTCTTTACTAGTAACTTTTCCAGTTTCATCTTTCTTCAATCCATCGGTTGTTGGATTTACTGCTTCATTCATTGGAATGAATAGGTCTTTACCTTCCATCTTCAACTGGCTATCAGCTACTGCGCCTTTAGTACGGATGTACTCGTTCACCGAGTCACGGTATGTTTTAGCTTCTGCCTCTACTACATGAGTAGCAACTGGTTCTGCAACTTCGTTTTTTGCTTCTTTATACAAATTCAAATCCCCCTCAAGGTTTACTAAGTTTTCTTTTTCTGCGTCAATTTCTGCACGGATCGCCTTACCTTTTTCAAGGTCGTCATTTTCAAGAGTTGCTTTCAATTCAACAACTTTGCTATCGATAGCGTTCTTAGTTTCTAAGATTTTCGCTTCGATTTCTTTGATTTTTTCATCAAACATTTAAAAAGATTCCTCTCTTTCTTCAAAAATAAAAAGACCTAAAGGCCTTTCAATAATTCTTCTTTTTCTAATTGCATTTTCATGTTTTGGATTTCTTTAAAACGTGAATTGCGAATAGAGAAGAAGTCATCAATTACAGCTTGTGGCAACATACCATTGCCAATACTTGCCACGGCTTCGCCTTGCCCGAAGTCCATGATTTCGTCCGCAAAGCCTCGCTCAACTGCTACTTGTGCTGGCATATAAGCTTCATTCTTCATCATTTGATAGATTTCATCTTCACTTAAACCAGTTTTAGAAACATAAGCATTAATGATTGCTTGGTCGCTAGATTTTAGAGCATTTGACGCTTTGTCTAAATCATCACTGTTACCACTCACGTAACCTAACAAAGCTTTATGGATCATAATTTGGGCAGTTGGACTAATTCGCACTGTGTCAGCGCCCATGATTGCTACACTGGCAGCACTTGCAGCCATTCCAGTTACTTCAACTGTAACGTGTCCATCGTATTGCTTTAAGGTAGTATAAATGTCACTACCAACCGTGACTAACCCGCCATTGGAATTTACTTCAAGAACTACATCGCTACCATCTTCTGGTAGACTATCTTTGATTGTTTTAGCACTTGTCGCTTCCAATCCATAATAATCATAGACTTGTTGACTATCGTTTGGAATCAATGGCCCTCTAAGTTTGATTCTCTTCGGCATCTACTTTCTCACCTCCTTTCATTGATTGATACTCGTCTTTCTTATCTAAAAAGACGTAGTTCAAACTAGATTGGTAGCGATCCATATTAGGGTCGCTAGATTTCTCTTTCCCTAGCTCAACCAATGCTTGGTTAGGTGTGAGAATTTGGTTATTTACCAACTTGATTACCTCTTCTACATTCCGTCCAGTGATTGAACGTGTATCAAACTCAATTCGGTATTTTCTACGTTCTGCATCGCTTAATACTTTTAGACCCAGCTCACTAGTGATTGCATCAAAATAAAATGGCAAGTCATTTGTAACGTAGTCTTCCATCAACTGCGCTACTGATTGGTTAGGACTATTCACGCCTAGCTTGTAGCTTGGCACTCGTAGAGCCTTGGCAATTTGAGCAGTTGAAAAGTTGTTAGAAGTGATTAGTTGTAAGACGTTGGTATCAATTTCGAGTGGTGTGTACTCTTGTGTATCATCAAATACCAAAGGACTGCCACCAGTCGAACCCTCACGCATCTTTTCAAAGTCCATACGGGCTTTCTTACGTGCTTCACCGTTCAACTGAGCGCCTTTTAACTTAATAATTCCGCTAGAGAATCCATCACGGAAGAATTTAATCAAAGTATTCAGCCCGCCATCTTGCAAACTGATTTCATTCGCAAGTGATAGCAATGGCGAACGGCCCAAAATAGTATCATGGCTGAAAAACTTCCAGTGAATGACTTCAGAAGCCCCACATTTGACCGTTACGCCCGTCAAACGGTCACGGAAGGTATATATTAGCTTGTGGTCATCTGTCTCTTCTACGGTCGTTTCAGAGGGCCTATAGAATTGAAATTCCAAAGGCTTGCCACTCTTTGGATCACGTAGAATACGTGAGAAAGAGTTACCTGTCAGAATTGCATTGACTGTCATAGCAAACTTCCATGTCCTAGCAGAAGTGTTACTGGTAGATTTAACGTTAAGCAGATAGTTAATTTCTTCATCCGGTTCAATATTCCCAGTTAAATCTTTCTTCAGCAGAGGGAAGCGTGCCACATCTCCAGCGATGATAGAAATAGCCGTTAAGATATCACTGTTCTTCAAAGCAGAAATGCCAGTGTAGTTTGGCGAATAATTCCCACCAATCACGGATGATATATAGTCATCGTAGGAGGGCTTAGTTTCTCCTAAAGGTTGAAATAAACTCATTTTATTGTCTCACCTCCTTTCTAGTTCGTTCTGTCAATGTACCAACCTAGAAAGGCGATCAGTAAGCCCGTTCCAATAAAACCAAGTTTTAAGTCATATAAAAAAAGCCCATACGATATATGAGCCAGTCCAATAAGAAATAAAATGCTATGGACGTTATGTTTTAAAAACTTCATCTAAAATAGGCTACCTCCTTCAAGTATTTTTTCATTCGTCCAATACCCCGAACCATCAAACGGCTCTAGGTAACAGACCGCAAAGGCATCTAACAAGGCATCTAGTGGGTCAATCTTATTACTCTGCTTATCCTTATCAATACGCATACCATTATTATCAACCTTAACCCTTGCATTATTGATAGCCATCGTAAGCAATTGATTTCCAGAGTGTTTTATTAAACCTTTCAAAACATCATCTCTAAACTGCCTTGTAGGCATATTCAAGACCATTGTGTTTTGTCTAACCTCGATTAGAGGCCATTCTGGATGTCTCTTTTCAATCATGGCGATTAACGAGCTAAATTGATACGGGTCAAAGCAGATAGCTTGTAAATCCCATTCATTCGTATAGACCATCTCCTCGATTTTTTCAAGGACACGCTCATCGTCAATGACACCACTCTCAAGAGTAGTTATTTCACATTCTCCCATACGTTCTAAATTCGTATAGGACACACCATCACGTTTTTCTTTTGCGACCAAACCATACTTAGTAGCGATAAACGAGAAGCTATCCACATACCAATAATCATCCATTTGAACCATAGGGGAGATGGCAAACAAGTCGCTAACCTTACCAACATCGACACCTATCCAAACTCTACGCTTGCGTGTGTCTGGCTTTTCATCTAATTTTGCTTGTGACCAACTTTGTTTATCCATGTAAGAGGTTTCTGTTGACTGTCGCCACATATTAAAATTCTTAACTAAAACCTCGTTAACTGTTCCAGTCTCTAATGACACCTTTCTACGTTTTCGCAGATAGTCCATCATTTTCTCATACAAAGCTTCAACTTCTAAGATAGGGTTTGACTTGATCCAGTTCTTTTCGTCTGCAATTTCTTCTTCATCATCTTGTTCGGCAATAAAGGCAAAATAATCGTCATTCTCCAATTCGCCATTGAGCAGTTTCTCGATATAAACATACTCGATGGTGTGCATTGGTACATTCAAGTCAAGTCCAGCGGTTGAAATAATTAGAATCAAAGGGTTATCTAACTGACCTTGACCAGAGGCCAATAATTCAAGCATTTCATTCGTTTTCGATGCTGCAAACTCATCCAATACCCCGACATAAGGCTCAAATCCATCGACAGCCCCAGTATCTCGCGAAAGTGGTCGTATATAGGATTCATCAACCAGATTTCTCAATTCCTCACGTACTCGCTTAGTAGCCTTTCTGACATCTTCATCTTGCGCCCTCAAAGCGTCTAACTGCTTACGGGCCATCTCAAATGCTATCTTTGCTTGTGTTTTGTCGTTTGCAGTACAAAACAATTGCCTTGACATCGCTGGGTTGCGCCCAAACAAAAACTCATACAACAACACACCAGCTACTAGAATGGTCTTGCCGTTCTTACGTGCTACTGATATAAGAGCCTTCTTGAACCGTCTTACAGTATTGTCAGCCTTCTTCCTCCAACCATACAAAGAAGATAGGATGAATTTTTGAAAACTTGCTAGCGGGTAAGGAACACCAGTTTTTACATCTGGCAATATCTCAATAAAACGAATTGGATCAAGCGCTTTTTCTGGAATGTATTCAAAGTTGAAATCTTTTGACGGTATTTGCTTCAAATCATTCAAATGCCTTAGACAAGCTTTTATGACTTTATCACAAGCAATACGTTTTCCATCAACGACACTCTTGGCATATTTAAATGCATCATCTTGATATTTCTTAGGAATACCAGAATAATCGTATGCCATACCTTACCTCCTTCCTAGCGTATAACAGACCGTGTAGGAATCGAACCCACGACTGCAAGGTTGGAACTTGTCATGTTGCCACTACACCAACGGCCTAAAACAAAAAGAGGGTCAAAACCCTCTATAAAAATTATTCCATTCTGCCAACTATATTTATCGTCAATCCAGTAAGCTCTCCAGTTTTCCAATCAATACAGTAACTAGTTACTCCGTCTAACAACTTTCCGTTTAATACGATTCGTCCATTCTCAGTCGAAAATTCATTCAACCGTCGACGATTTTTCTTTTTCAGATAGCGTGGTTTATACCTCATTATCTATCCTCCAAACTTATCAAATATACTAGTTTTCTTTTCTTCTACTTGTGGTACATACAACTTCATGCGACTGTCCACGGTCAAACCAAGTTGTGATGCTGCCCGTGTTAAGTTGGTAGTCGCACGCTCTAAACTGTATAGCATTTTATTCGGTAAAACCTTACCACTGCTTGTTTCATATACGTATCCCTCTTTCTGCAATCCACGAGATATTTCTTTGTAGACAGCATACCACGTACAATATGTTTCTAAAACCGCCCTGTCTAGGTTTCTGAGGGGTAGCTTTCGTAAATCATTGATGACTCGTTTATATTCAGCTTTTGCAATTGCGTCAAAATGTTTTGGTGGTGTTATCTGCAATGCGTCTAAACCATCTGAAGCCTTCTCTTGAATGGTTTTTCTGGCAATCTTTTCTTCCTTTGTCAAATGACTTTTAGTTGCCTCGACTATCTTCATTTTTCGCCCCAAAGTTGACACCTCCTTTCACATTTTTTACTTTTTTATGCAGTTTCAAGATTTCAAAAACGGAAAATATCGTACAGAAGAGGGCAGCGTCCTAGTAAAACGAACGAATATACCCCCGTATTTTTAAAGTGGGGGTTAAATCCGAACATTAACACCCCATCATGCGTAAAATATTAACCCTTTACCTTGTAAACCATACACTTAAAATGTTACATAACTTTATTTATCTAGTAGATTATTACGTTCAAGAATTGCTCTTCTATCATTACATCTCTTGCAAGAAGCTTTCAAATTGCTTCTATCCAATCTCTTAGACCAATCACGCTTGATAGAAATGTAGTGATCCGTCATCGTAGCTTCATCACCACAATATTCACACACATAATTATTTTCTAACAATACAATCTTAGATGTTTCTATCCAGACTTTTGAATTGTAGAAGGCTTTAACCTCTCTATCATACTTCCATCGATTGCGGTTAAACTCTCTATACTCATCTTGTCTTGAACCGTAGTCAGTCAGTACACGCTTGCCACGTTGCATAGATAGTTTCTGTGGTCTCATTCCCCCAAATCCTCCGTCATAAAAAAGAGACCAACAAAAGAAACGCTGGTCGATTACTAATTAAAAACATAAGGAGATACAGAAAAATGTCTGGTACTTTAACGCTACTTGTTCCTCTTGTCAGTCTCTTAACAATAACATAATAATACTTTCTAAGTATCATTTGTTAACATTAGTATCATTTATTTTCAAATGCTCAATAGCTTTATCCCTCGCACGTTGTACTGTAGCATGAGAGCAGTTAAGCACCCTACGGGCTTCTAGCCACGTATAGTTATTCACGTACAATAATCTAAGCACGATATTCTCGAAGGGGTCTTCTAATTCCTCTATGGCCTTGATTATCACATCCCGTTCTTCTAGTAGGTGTTTAATTTCCTCACGTAGCTTTTCGATGGCATCAATGATTTTGATATTTAAATCTTCAGTGCTGTTCCCATTCTTACTTCCTTTTGGCTCGTCTGTATAAACTTGACCTTTAGGACTTGCATCTTTTAAATCTAAAATCTCTTGTCGTTTGGATTTGATTTTAATTTCAATATATTTTAGTCTGTTTAATCTACCCGATATATTCACCCTATCACCTCCTCACAATGTGTCCAGTAGTTGTTGTTGTAATCTAATTCTCTTGTATTGCTTGCGTAACTTGTATGTCGGATCACGCATTATTTCTTCGCTGTGTCTGTTGAAAAACTCTTCAATCATTCGCTCATGGTTTCCGTTACTCACTTGCTTAATCTTCAAAAGATTATACAAGATAGCTGGCTCAATGTATCCTTCGAACTGCAACACGATAGCAACCGATGGAATTTTATTCTTTCTCTTGGAGGCATAAAATTGATTTTCTGCATAGTCTGGACACTTACATTTAAACCAGTTCGCTAGCCGTCCTTTCTCTTCTTTAACTCGCATTGCCTCTTTGTAAAAAAGCTCTAGCGCTTCACTTTCCATTTTTCATATCCCTCTCTTAAAATCAAGTGCGCCAAGGGCTTGTGGCACACTAATTTATTTTTGAATTATCATGATTTTATATACTTTTGATTTATGAATTAAGAGAGACATCTCCTTTCGTTTATATTAGCCCTTTAAATCCTGCAGCAGTTTTACCCAACTACAGGATAAGCGCACGGTCAGACGCCTAGTGATGATAGAAACATATTTAGAAAGATACTCCTTTTTTGTTTTTAGTTTGACCGTTCAAGTGCGAGTGTTAAGGATAAAACCAAAGTTTAGTTATTGGTCTTCTCGCACTGTATGACCTTGCAACCTTTGGCAATCGCAAGGCCTTGTCTTTCTGCCACTTCAAGACTGATATTCTATTTGTATAAAAATGAAAGACTTTCCTTTTTATTTATTTTTTTGTGGCATATGACCATAGAGGGGTGCGCACCCTCTACAGTCCAGATAGCTCCTCAATTTGTCTATCTAATTCTTTTATCTTGCGTCGCAACCACTCACGGTTAGCAGTGGCATTATTCTTTCCGACTGTCTCGCATAATTCATGGTATGCTTCTTTATCTTCTAGCTTCCGTTGGTATTTGTTGCGTGCTGTGATTAGTTCTTCCAGGTTCATTCTTCACTTCCTAACTTAGTGCCTAATAAATCTGGATTCTCCCAAATATTCCCGATAACTTCGACTTTGAAGAGGTATGGACTGAATAAGTCGAACAGAGGGGTTTCAGGCACTTCATACTTCAAATTTACTTCCTTGGAAATAAACATAGCCTTATCGTGATCGTATTTAACAACTTCAAACCAACTCGAATCATTATTAGCGACTTTCAGTATATCTCCTTCAAAAATCTCCTTGCCGTTCTTATTTTTGAGTCCTGTTGATTGCATGAGAATAGTATTTTCAAATTTAATAAATCTCAATATACCAACTTCATCTATATATTGAACCTCTTTATTATCAAAATACAATCCATCAACACGATGCAATTTTGATGTAATTCTATTCCACATTCTATACTTTGGAATCATCTTCCACCTCCTCAAAATAACCATGAAATTTACTTAGGTTCACAATAGCGACCTCTTCAACGGAATATTTTTCGATATCAAAGTCTGGATCATTTTTCCCAAACTCTTTCTTTATGGCTTTTTCCGCTAGAAAAGGTAAGGCAAATATACTTGCTCCGTTTTTTAAGGCAAGCACTTGACCGTGTTTATTTACTATTCGATACCCTATATCAAATGGTCTGATTTCCCTTGGGATTTTTATGCATTTACTTTGATTCTTCATTCCTTCTTCAAGCGTTTGTATCATCTTGCACCTCCTCAATCTCAATCCCCGGACATTCAAACACCCAACCAAAGCCGGCGTCTTCTAACTCTTTGCGGGTGAAATAAGTTCTTAACTTACTTGTCAAAAAGCCTAAGAAATTCTCATCTTTCGCACTTACAAGATACTGATCTACTGCTTTTATCTTAACCGTGTACCGCTTCTCTTTCTCGACCTCAACAGCATCCGATCCATTGACTATCAACATTGCAAGTGCTAATTCACGCTGTGTTTGCGTTTCAAAATCAACGTCGTAAAGCCATTTTCCAACTTCGTCCATTTGTTGGAAATCTTCGTCACACTCTACCTCAAATTTTGCAAACCACTCTTCAAAAGCCTTTAATTTTCCTCTATAAAATTCATAGTAATCTATTACTACTTGTGGCACGATTGGTTTCTGCGGTTCGTCTAGTTGTTCGAGCTTCTCAACAAATCCTGTATAGATTTTCTCTTCTGCAACACTTAGAAAACCATAATCTAAGATTTTTTCATAATGTTCAATCAACTCTTGTTTATTCATCTTCTTGTTGCTCATCGTATTCTTCAAAATCATCAACAATAATATAGTCGACGTTTTTTGGGTTTGCATAAAAATTTCTAATTACCATCAATTTTCCATCGTAAAACTGACTGAGGACTCCTTTCAGTTCATCTTCGGTGAGATCGTTTACCAAAAATTCAGTTTTTTGTGAATTTGAAAAACCAATTGTGATTTTTTTATATTTCATCCCTTAACCTCCTAAGCATCGACTACTGGGAAATGAATGTTCCCAATCACTAGAGAGCCCACGCTGTAATAATAGCCAGCATTCCCGTCATCAGCCTCGCATTCAGCTAAGGCTATCGGGTTTTGGTTATGATAGATAGTAACTGTATTCGTGCTTGTGGTTGTTCCCCAATCATCTTCCTCTCTTGCTTGTTCTCCAATTTTCACATCAGTAATTACTGCGTCGAGAGTTACGCTTTGAAACTCCCCACCAGCCCCAGCACAACAATCACTTTCAGACGTTTCAATAGTGACCTTTGTGCCATCTTCAAGTAGCAAAAATTCTTTATCCCATTCTACGATGCGCTTATAAAGTAGCAATTCTTTCAGCTCTTCCAGAGTTCCATAACGTGCATTTTCCCTATCTGGTGCATAGTATTCTGGCAATTTTATAGTTTCTGTCATTCTCCCACCTCCTCAACTTCCATTCCCGGACAATCAAACACCCAGCCAAAGCCGGCTTCTTCTAGTTCTTTGCGGGTGTGGTGCGTACGTACATTGCAAGCATCTATATCACTAGCCAAATACCATTCACCATCAATTGAATCATAATTGAGATAGTCGCTATCTTCACTTATTCCTTTCATCTTCACAAGATACCGCTTTTCTTTCTCGACATCGTATCCGTCAAGCCAAGCACGGGCAAATAAATCTCTATTCTCATCAATCCAACGCTTTACATTTTCGTAGTAACCGTTTTTTGAGTCATTTTTTAGGCTATCGAATACATCAAAAACAGATTGTTTACCAAGCGTCTCTTCTCGCAAATCGTTTTCATTCAGCCAATCAGCCACAAACTGCGGGATTGTGACTTTCTGCGGTTCGTCTAGTTCAGAAATAAGTCTAATTACCGCGTCTTTCTGGATATATTTTGTTTTGTTGCCAAAAATATTTTCTAAACCTTTTATCCGTTCAATCAACTCTTGTTTATTCATGCTTCCATCCTTTCCCGACAATCGCTCGGTCGTACTGATCTTTATTGACTAAAAACTTGCCATACCCACTAACCGTGATACTGTATCGCTCACCGTCAAATTCCTTGCCAGTGACGACACCAGCCATATTATCCACATAGTAGACAGTTGCCGGTCTCTTGTATTTCAGTCTGTGTATTTCTTGATGTTGGTAGTACAGTGCGAATAGTAGACCTATCACGATAAAGTAGATAATAATATCTATCAGCTTCTTCATCTCTCACCTCTATTTGCTATCACTGCCAAGCAGATAGCCCAGATAAGGGCTATCAAGTTAGCAGTTCCGATGATGATCCATAAGATTAGTTCCATAGCCTCACCATAGAATACCTTTAAATTTTTTAAATTCCTCATTGGAGAAATCTTGTGTTAGAGTTACTTCAAACTCTTTAGGGTAAAGTCCACCGACTGATAGTTTACTCGCATCAAGGCTTCCAGCTTTGATAAAACTTGCATCTGGGATATAACTTTCTACAGACCTACCCACAAGACTCCAATATCCGCTATCTAATTTGATTTTAAGACCCACGAATTGACCACTCGAATACTTTCGACACTTCTTAATCAATCGTTTTCTTGTTTTATTTAAAGACATCTATTCATCTTCCTTCTTCATCTTCGCTCCAATTGCCATTCCAAGCATACCGATTAGGCTGATAGCAACTCCAAATTCTGTACCAGTCTTAGGTAATGTAGCTGGTGTATTGTATTCTTCAATAGGTTCGCCCTCATGCGTGATTTTAACCGCTTCACGTTCGATTTTAGGCGTTTTATCGTTTGGTTTGGTATTTTCCTTTGGTTCATCCTTTTGAGGCTTAGAAGGCTTCTCTGGGCTTTCTGGAATGTGTAGCTCTGGCAAGTCCAAAATAGGCGCTTCATTTGGTACTACTCCACCCTCAAATTCTGGCTTGTCATGTTTTGGTGCATCAAATGGCACTATTCCACCCTTCCACTCTGGAATTTCTACGATTGGAGCTGGTGGCATCAAAGGAATGTCCTCAATGTTGATTTCTGGCTTATCTAAGATAGGTGCGTCATTTGGCAATTCAAAGACTGGTTTGTTTTCACCTTTAGCATCACCACGACCACCGACCAATACCGCACGGCTTGAAGAAGTAGCCCCGTCATTTTCTGCTTTCAACTCAACCTTATTGGTTGGGTTTGTGCTTTCTTTGACTGCATTTGTCAGTTTGGTCTTATACCAGATGTAGACCATACGGTCTAAACGATCCATAGTGATTTCAAATCCATGTTCACTCTTAGCCATTGACTTAATCAAATCAAGAGCAGAACCCTTATCAATCCAAGGTGTCACGCTATCGACATAATTCATCACAAAATAGTCATCGACTAACTTCTGATTGTCACTCATTTCATCAATGAGTTTCACGTAGTTAAGCACCCGCTTAGCGTAGTTGACCCGAATTGTCCAGTTAATGACCGTTGGGTCATCCTTGTCTTGACTACCCCATTTAGATACAAGCTCATCCTTGCCGATTTCTTGCTCTTCTCCGATGGTAGTAGATACCAATGTACCGTTAAAGTTAACCGTGACTGGCTTACCAGACTCAACCGCATCTGTCCATTTAGCATCTAGTTTTAAGCTCATCTGCTTGTTAAGTGGATGCTCCTTGAAATAGTTGTTAAAGACAGTAGTTACGGTTTGAGTCGCTGGGTCAGTCGATGCCTTGCCTACCACGGCATTCTCTGGATTGGTCACATCAAACTCATAGGATGTCTGGAAAGTGATTTCTTTCGGAAATTCAAAGGTTACTTTGTCGCCCTCATTGATTTCCATATCATCTGGAAAGTTGATATCCTTGTATTCGACGGTGAAGCCTTGATACTTGCCAGTTCCGTTTGATTGGTCTAGTTCAACTTTCGGATTGTTGACTACAATTTCGCTTCCGTTCTTTTCAAAACTTGTAGAAGCGACTTCTCCCCCTCTAGTTGGTTCATCGCTTGCCACCGTGCTTTCTGTAGCCTTTGTTTCTTCTGGTTTAGCTTCTGTTCCAGTTTCAGCAGTTTCTCCCACTGTGCTTCCAGCTTCTGGGCTTCCACTTGTAATTGTTGTATTCTCTGCTCGACTGGTTTCTTCATCCGCTTTAACTCCATTGATCCCGATTGTGATAGTTGCAAGTGCTACGGTTGCTAAAAGTGTTACTTTGTTATTCTTCATTGTTCGTCTCCGTAATTTCTAATTTGATTGTGTATTTCTCTGTTCCAGACTTCCCGCCGTGGCAAAAGCTGACCTCTTTGATAATGTTGTAATTGTCGTCCGTCCAAAATTCTGCATCTGTTAGACCGTCCAACAATGCTTTGCTGGTAGGCGACCAGTTAGGAGGGTCATATTGATAATTGCGAGGTGGAAACACCACCACCCGAACCTTGCACGGCTTATCTTTTGTGAAAGGCAAGCCGTACCAGTCCTTGAGAGTGTTCTGACCCTCGTATTTTGCTAACTCTCGCAAGAATCGTGTGATCTTGCCTTTTTGTTGAAAGTGCAAGCGGTCATTCGCAGATATCATCTGCTTGCGTGTTAGTTCAAACTGCATGATTATAGGTTCTGTCATACTAATTCCCTCGCTATCGCTTCGATGACATTTACGGTAACACTATTGCCAGCTTGCTTGTATAGTTGACTATTAGAGTTTACTTCTTGCGCCTTATCAAAAGCCCAGTCCGGGAATCCTTGCAATCGCCAACACTCACGAGGTGTTAGCTTCCTAATTCTAAAATCTTGCACAATCACTCCTTGACTTTCTCCAGTTAATAGAGTATTTGCAATTTGCTTACCAACTCTCCCTCTGCGAGTTTTAGAATTCGGGTGTGATAGGTTCACACTATCACCGATTGTAGCTTCTACATATCCTTGTTTGGTTGCTTCTTTCACTCGGATTTTAGGTTCAAGGTTTCCGCCTTGATACGCTCTGATAGTTGGTGCTATGCCATCTGTTTCGTAAACAATCCCGCTCTGGTTAAAGTTCGGTTGGATTGTCCCGTATTTTTTGATTTCATTTTCTAGTCCAGGATCAACGTTTTCAACTTTTCCTCCGAAAGGAAAAACGTTTCCGGAACGTTCTCCTCTAAAATGTCCGACAATGAACACTCGCTCCCGGTTTTGAGGGACTCCGAAATTTTTGCTGTTAAGCACTTGCCATTCGAGATCATACCCCAATTCATCAAGAGCTCCGATGATTGTTTTGAAAGTGTTTCCTTTGTCGTGGTTGAGGAGTCCTTTGACGTTTTTAAGAAAAAGATACTTGGGCTTGAGAATACTTGCAAACCGTGCAATTTCAAAGAAGAGAGTTCCTCTAGTATCTTCAAATCCTCGTCTTGCTCCAGCGATTGAGAAAGCTTGGCATGGAAAGCCTCCGCAAATGACGTCAACTTCTCCAATCGCTCGGACTTCATCGTCTGTGACTCTTGTAATGTCATGTAATTCAATTTCTCCTTCTGTGTTATGGATTGTTTTATAACTGGCCCTTGCGAATTTGTCAATTTCACAAAAACCTATACATTCATGGCCGGCGGACTCCATCCCAAGACGAAAGCCACCGATACCAGCGAATAAATCTAAAAATTTCATAGACGCTCCTTAAAACGGCAAATCATCATCTGAGATGTCCATCGGATTGCTTTGCATTTGTTCATTGCGCCCAAAGTTTGGTTGTTGGCTATGACTTTGTGTTTGATTTTGATCGTTCTGCTTGTTAAATTCCAATAATTGGAAGTTATCCGCCACGACTTCGGTCACATAGACCCGTTGGCCTTGTTGGTTCTCGTAGTTCCGTGTCTGGATGCGTCCAGTGATACCAATCAAAGCCCCTTTCTTGGCCCAGTTTGCAAGGTTTTCTGCTTGTTGTCGCCAGATCACGCAGTTAATAAAATCTGCTTCACGTTCGCCATTTTGATTTTTAAAAGGGCGATTGACTGCGAGCCTAAACGTGGCTACTGCTTGATTATTTGGCGTGTAGCGTAATTCTGCATCGCCAGCCATACGGCCGACAAGACATACATTGTTTAGCATTTCTTCATTCCTTCCATGGTTTCAAATTTGATATCATGAGCATCTAACCACTCTTTAAATTGTTTTGCTTGTTCAAGATCAAACCAAAACTTGATAGTGGTCACATACTTGTCGCCTGTTGGCTCTGGTTTCGGTTCATCTTCGATAACTTCGCCAGTTTCTGCATCGTAGGCTTTGATACTTGCTTCTGCTTGCTCCTTGGCCATACGCTCGATTTCTGCCTTGCGTTCTTCTTCTGCTTGTTTCTGTGCTTCTTGACGCTCTTTGAATAGCTTGGCACTCTCGATATCTGCAGTGATGCTGTCAAGCACTTCTGCAAGTGTCTGACCGCTTTCATACGCTCTGATATAAGTAGCTGGCCCGATATTGTGAGTCGCACACTGACTGCTGATAATTGAGATGTCTTGGTCTTTCTGATTTTGCTTTTGTAACTCAGCAAGGACGATGGCCTCTAACTCGTTTTCTGTTTTCTTCAACAGTTGGAAGCTGTCTTTTTTGAATTGTCCAGCCTTGGTAAAGCCGTCCAGATATTGCTCAAAAATTTCTGGGTTAAGATTTCCCTCAAGGGCTTTCTCTTTAAACCAGTTACGCACTGCGTCTTTTCGCAAGGTTTTCTGGTTATCCTCGTAGCCGTCAATCTGTTGCTTTAAGTCGCCAATCAAGCCCTTCAATTTGTCATAAGGCGCTTTGTACGCTTTTTCAAATTCATCATACGGCTCGTTAATCTTGCTCTTGATTTCTTTTCGACGCTTTTCAAGACTCTCGCTCAACTTGTTCAGATCAGTTCGTGCTTGTTTAACTTCTTCGATCGTGTTGACTTCAAGATCAAATGTCCCATATTTTGCAATTGCTTGCTCAATTCCAGCCTCGAATGCCCCAAAGTCGCTAAATGCGACCTTGGCTGGCTCGAAGTTAATCTGGATATTGTCTAGTTGGTTGATTGTTTCTGCTTCTTTCATTCCTTGTACCTCCTTTTTTAAGTGAATGGTAAGTCAATATCATCTGGCAGTTCTTCTGATACAAAAGGCATTTCTTCTACCGGGTATTCCGTGCTTGCGATTGGCTCAACCTCTTTCTTTGGTTGTTCCTGTTTCATCTGTTCAATCTGCGCTTGTTTACGCTTCATGACTTCCTCACGGCTTTCTTTAGGTGTAACATCAATAGGTTGCGCTTGTTCCATTTCGTCCGCTGTGTACAAGCCCCCAACATTTTCACTAAACGCTTCACGCATTGCAGACACAAGAGCTACTTTACGGATCATCAATGCTGGCATTTTAGACCACATAGATTTGCCAGTGTTGTAGGCTTTGAAATCAGCATCTACCTCGATAGGGTAGCTACGGTCTTTGCGGTAAACTTTCGCCCAGCCTCCCAAAAGTTCATCACTCTTGCTATGGATTGTGCCAGTGATATGCTTGATTTCACCTTCTGCAGTTTCTACCACGATACCCGCTTCAAAGCCGTCAAAGTTAGGGTTTTGTTCTGCACGCTTCATGAAGGCATCCTTTGATACCACTACTTGGGCTGGGTTTGTACCGTACTTGATAAAGTACACTTCCTTAGTAAACGGGTTTAGATTGCGCTCTTTACAAGTTGCGATAAAATAAGCCAGCTCTTCATCGTTGGCTTTGCCAGACGGGTCAAGGTACTGCTTGACGATTTTGGCGCTCAATAGTTGCGGGTTAGTGAGGAAGTCACCCGTTGTTTTAGTTGCTACTTGATTATTTGTCATTGTTTTGTATCTCCTAATTTCTTAAAATTTCATCTTCTACCCACTGGTCATATATTGCGTCCTCGTCCTCGTAAGGTTCGCTATATGCCTCTGGTGGTGTACTAAGCCATGTATCGTAGTCAAACATCATTCATTCTCCCGATAGATAACCGATTTATAGAGTTCAAGCAGTTCATCCATCTGCTTGATTTTCTTTCTTGCTTCTCGTATCGTGTCGATGTTCCAGCGGTTAATAAGATTATGTTGCTCATTGATACGCTTCAATTGTTCAATCTCTTCTGCTTGCTCTTTGATGAGTTTTGATTTTCTAAAAAACATCGTTCAACTCCTCATGCAATTTGAAAACTTCGGTCTCATATTTCAACCGACTAGCCATCTTTAGACGTTCTAAGCGTGTAGCTTGTGCATCTGTTAAGTAAGGCTTGATTGCTTCGTGCATTGCTTCAATAGTCATGTCACGCACCTCTTAGCAAGTTTTAAAATCGTTATCGCTGATTGAATGCTTGCGATATTCTGCTAAGTCATCCCATACGCTAGATTTGATTTCTTGCTCATATCCTTCTTGGATTTCAAGCAGTTCATTGATTTTAGCTTGCTTCCGTTGTTCTTTCTCTTTCTTCTTCACATCAAAGTAGCAAGTCATAAACCCAGCGATGAAGAAGCTAACTGCGATTGATCCAGCCCCTAATAGCTGGCTTGTCAAAGTTGGTTCAAACATTCTTATATCTCCTTATTAATTCGTCTGATAACGTTGTAATAACCGCTATCTTTTGGGATAACATATCCCGTCAAGTCTTCTAACTGGCTTCCATCTGCCATCACATTTATGATGCGTGGTTTCCATTGATTGTTTCTTGATTTCATGTTATAATGTCCTTAGGTTTTATCTTTGCCCTTTTAGTATTCGCTGTACTAAAGGGCTTTTTTATTTTTCCAAAAGTCTTCTAAATTGATAGACTGGATAATTGATAGGTTCTTCTGCTCTGTCAGAATTTGTCTTTTGTAAGGGGCTAACCCCTCACTGCGCTCTTCTTCATTCCGTGGGATATAATATCCGTTTGGATTGAATTTCTTAGCTACGATAGGTATTCTAAAATTCACCCGTAGGCTCTCTACCACATTCTCAAGTTGACGCTTGCTCATTCCAAACCGCCCTCTGATGTGATGGGCTGGGATAGGTTCATCACAAGTGCCAGATAAAATCTGACTGAATACATTCAACTCAATAGTTGTCATTTCTCGACTAACTGTCATATATGCTCCTTCCTAACTCAATGCACATAGCATCAAGTCTTTTATTTTCTTTTCCGCAACTACTGGATCAGATGCCAGTAGTTTTTCTTTTAGCAAGTCCGATAATGGGTAAAACATCCGTTCAAAGAGTTTGATATCTTCTTCAATCAAAATGGTAGCTTCCTCCTATCTTCTGCACTATCGGGATATTTAAAGTACAAATCCCTTACGCCTTTTGTAATGCGACTGACTAGACCGGTTTCAAATAGTGACTTCATTTCTGAACCAACTAGATTGGTAGTGATGATTGTCTTGTCTCGTTCATCTAACAAGCTATACAAAAAGTCTTGCTTCCACTGTGCGTTGTCAGACCGTCCAAGATCATCCAAGATTAGATAATCAACTTTCTTTAACAGCTCCAGCCATTCATTGCTAGTCATCCCCTCTTTTCGACTGAATGAATTTTGAATTTTGATAAACAAGGCCGGCAAGTTAACAAATAGTATGCTCTTAGGTAGACTGTTAGCTTTCCAGTCAGCGTTTAACTTGCTTGCTACTGCCATTGCTAGATGCGACTTTCCTCGTCCAGCCTTGCCCATTATTAGAGCGTTACCCTTGCCATCGTGCAAGTAGTGAGACACTAGTCGTAGAGCGTAATTTTTAGCTTTCTGGTCAATCTCGTTCGATACCGTAAAGTTTTTAAAATTCGCTTTTTTAAGACCACTAGGAATGATGCTATTCTTATCTAGCACATCGTAAGTAGTTCGTAGCGTCGTAGCAATTTCTGCTTGTCCTATCTTCTGCTTCTCTTCCTTATCCATCTTTTCCCTTTGGCATTCTGGGCAAAAGGTTCTGTTTCGCTCCTCCTTGAGCGGGATATCATCATTCAGAGACCATTTGAAGCATTGATGTATGCCGCAAGTCTCTTGTTCGTTGATATGGTAGACAAGTGGTAAATCCATAAGCTATCCCTCCTCGTCTTCTTCCCAGGGTAGCAAGTCAGTATAAGGACTGAATACCGGGTTCTTAACGGGATAAGTTCCCGTGTATTCGGGCTTGCTTTTTTTAGCTTGTCGCTTCTGCTCATGTGCCTCAACTTCTTCTAGTGAGGTAAAGCCCTCTTTCTTCCAGTTTTCTAAAATTGCTTTTAGGTAGTTAAAACTGGTAGAACCAGCATCTTCTGTTTTTTCTACAGCGTACTGGATCATGTCAACTGTCATGTTATCTAGTCCGATATAGTCAAGTAGCATTTGAGTGTGACGATCATTAATTTTGATGTTGGAGGATTTGATAATTTGTGACAAAGATTTTTGACCAGCGTCATCGTCTGTCTTGATATTATTAGTCTTGATATTATTAGTCTTGATTGACTGTAATTTTTCCAGTTCTTGACCTGTAATTTTTACAGTTCCGGACTGTAATTTTTCCAGTTCTTGACCTGTAATTTTTACAGTTCCATTGATGTACAAGCGATTAGGTCTATTAACACCTTGTCTAACCTCTCTTATCAATCCATATTTCTCTAATTCTTTCTTAGAAGAAATAATGGTTTTTTCAGAGCAGTTCAGCTTCTCCATCATTTGTTGATTTGTAAAGTACATATACACATCGCCGTTTTTGTCGTACCAGTTATTTTCTAGTGACAAAGACCGTCTATCGAAGATTAACGCATATACCACTTTAGCCCGTAGGCTCATATCTTTATATTCCGGATCAAACAACCATTGAGGAAGTTGGTAGAATGTATTATTTTTCACTTCATTTATTTTCACCCGCTACCCCTTTCACTTCTTTATAAAACTTTTCATCCGTTAAGAGTTTTATATCTCCATCTGATGCTCCGATTGTTCTTGCTAAGGTTTTAATGTTCAAAATCTTTTCATGTTCAAATATTCCGTTGAAAATAATATGAAGAAATAACGCTTGTGTGCTTAATGGTAGTTCTGTTACTTTATCCAACAAAGCATACTCTCTAGCCTCTTCAATATCACTAAATTTCATTTGAAACATTATCTTTCTCCTTTCTATTTGCTTTCCAATTTGTCGCATTTATGCGACTGTCTCGCTAAAAAAAATCGCCATAGCTTCATCTTTCGTGAGGTTAAGCATTGACACAATCAAGTTAACTTCTTTGATTGAAAAGTTGCCGTTTTGCTTCATCTTACGATAAAACGTGCTTTTATCAATACCAATCTTGGTTGCAAGTTCTTCTTGCGTGGTATTGCATTCTACGATTTTGCCTTTTAATTTAGATACATTAACCATGTATTCTCCTTTCTTTTTGTCGCATTTGTGCGACTTCTTGAATTAAGTATAACATGACAAAAAGTGTTTGTCAACAAAAAAATCGCATTTTTGAAACTTTTTTTATTGCATTTTTGAGACTAAAGGTGTAAAATTAGTGTGTAATATATAGGAGGCGAAAAAATCATGAGCGTTGGAGAAAGAATAAAACTTAGAAGAAAAGAATTAAAAATCTCTGCCGATACCCTCGCTGAACGTGTGGGAGTTTCACGCTCGACTATATTTAGATACGAAAAAGGGGATATAGAGAAGGTAGGCCCAGAAGTGCTTAAAAAGATTTCTGAAACCTTGAATATATCGCCCGCTGACCTCATGGGCTGGGAAGATGAAGCAAAAAGTGAAATTGGATCAAGTGCATCTTCTAGTTATTCAGAAACCGACTTACGCAAGATGGCAGAGAACGCCAAAACATTCGATGGCAAGCCTCTGAATGAGAATGATATACAAGCCATCCAGAATATTATAGAAATTTACTTACAAGGCAGATTATGAGTATAGAAGAGATTTGTGATCTGCATGGTGTCCGAATTGCCTATTTTGATAAAGAATTATGGCATAGGCACGGCATCTATGTAGATGAGATAAAGATAGTATTTGTTAATAAGGCTTTGTCTCAAGACGCTCAAAAACGGGTTATATTGCACGAATTAGGCCATTTAGACCATACCGAGGCTAATTATACCAACAACCCGATAAAGTGCGAAAATGAGGCTAATAGGGCCATGATACACGCATTATTGAGGGAGGAGTTAGAGCAAACGGATAAAGAAGATTTTAACTATTTAAATTTTATGAAAAGGCACAAACTAAAATCAGTGACCGATGAATTGATGGTTATTGATGAATTTTATAGATTAGTAGGATGAGATTATGGATTTAGAAAACACTAAATTAAGAATAAAATGTAATCATTGTGGTAATCATATCATTTTGACTTACCACACTATCAAATGCCCAAAGTGTGGCACATCGTATGATCCAGAGGAAGTAAAACAAATCTTCCACAATTACGAAAGTAACGTTGAAAATAGCAAGGCTACACAAGTAGGTAATGCTCTCACTGGTGCTGGCGAAGCCATGCAAGGTTGCGGGCAAGTTGTTGGTGGTTTAGGGTGTCTAATTATCATTATCTTTCTACTAATTCCACTACTACAATTTATTTTTAGTTTAATGTAAATAAAAAAAGCCCCACGCTCTCAAAGTTTGGCGACTCCGAACGTGAGGTTTGAAAAGATAAAGAAAGGATTTCAAAATGTTTATTTTGAAAGGGTCTTTCTGTACTCTATTTTATCAGAAATAGAGGGGAAAGACAATGAATAAAGTAGCATTATATGTACGGGTATCCACCACTTCCCAGTTGGAAGAGGGGTACTCGATAGAAGAGCAGAAAGCAAAGCTGGAAAGCTACTGCGATATTAAGGATTGGCACATTTATAAAGTCTATACAGACGGGGGTTTTTCGGGATCAACAACCGAGCGCCCAGCGCTGGAGCAACTTATAAAAGATGCCCAGAGCAAGCTGTTTGATACAGTACTAGTATATAAGCTGGACCGCTTGAGCCGTAGCCAAAAGGACACACTCTACTTGATCGAGGATATTTTTTTAAAAAATAATATTGAGTTCGTAAGCTTGCTGGAAAACTTCGATACCTCGACACCATTCGGACGGGCCGTCATAGGGCTTTTGAGCGTATTCGCCCAGCTTGAAAGAGAACAGATCAAAGAGCGTATGCAACTAGGCAAGTTAGGCCGTGCCAAATCTGGAAAGTCTATGATGTGGGCTAAAACCTCTTATGGATATGATTATAACAAGGATACTGGATCAATGACTGTTAACGAGTATGAGGCTCTGGCAATTAAAGAAATATTTACTTCATACTTGGCTGGTATGTCCATTACTAAATTAAGAGACAAGATGAATGAGGAATACCCAAAACAGCCCGATTGGAGCTATCGCACAATCAGAGGAATGCTAGCCAATCCTGTATATTGTGGCCTCAATCAATACAAAGGCCAAACATTCCAAGGAACACACAAGGCTATAATCTCTCTAGACGACTTTGAGCAAACACAAAGAGAGCTGGCTACAAGGCAACAAACTGCCAAAGAATTGCTAAATCCTCGACCATTCCAAGCAAAATATATGCTCTCTGGTCTGGCTCAATGCGGGTATTGTCACGCACCTCTAAAGGTGGTACTGGGTAGGACAAGAAAGGACGGTACACGCACCAAGCGGTATGAATGCTACCAGAGACATCCACGATCTACAAAAGGTGTCACGGTCTATAACGATAATAAAAAGTGTAACTCTGGCTACTACTACATGGATATACTAGAGCATTATGTACTTACTCGCATAGCCATGCTGCAGAATGATCCAGAGAAGATACAAGAGCTGTTTTCGGACGATACAGGGCCAACCGTTGACAGGCAGGCAATCCAAAAGCAGATTGACAGCCTAACGCTCAAACTGAGCAAGCTGAACGATCTATACCTGGACGATAGGATCACGCTGGACGAATTAAGAGCCAAGTCTGAAGATTTTATCAATCAACGGGCCACTCTGGAAAGTGAAATTAAAAAAGCCTCGACTGATAAGCAAGCGGGCAAAAGAAAGAAGATTGAAAAGCTATTAGATGCTAGTAGTGTACTAGATATGTCCTACGATAATCAAAAAGTTATTGTCAGAGAGCTGATTGACAAGGTACAAGTCACGTCTGACAAGGTGGTTATACGCTGGAAAATTTGA